ATGGCCCAGAACCGCACCGGCATCCACCGCATGATGGAACACTGCGATCTGTCCTACGAGCAGATCAAGATGTGCCTCTGGGTGATCCACCTCAACCTCCCGAACGCCACCGACTTCGCCGACCAACTGGTCCAAGGCTTCCGCCGCAAGAACCCAGAGTGGTTCCGCTGATGCGTGTCACCATCGTCATCTTCGCTGGCCGGCGCTGGCGACGAACCGAACCACCCTGGCTGCGCGGCACCCGGCCCGCAGTCACGTACACCCTACTGGAGAACTGAATGCAGCATGACCACCTCCTCCAGCGCCAGATCGAGCTGGAGATCGAAATGTCGGGCCTCGGGCGGGAGCGATACCTCTCGCGGGTCCGTAAGAACGTCGACAAGGAGAGAGGCTATGAGACGGATACTGGGCGCTCGATCCTCGAAAGCTCAGTCGGTCCCGTTGCACAGGGCATCGCCCAGTTCGTTGAGGAAGCCTACTCGGGTCGTGCTAGGCCCCGCGCCACCGCCGCCAAGCTGATCAAGGACATGGACCATAGCGTGGTCTCCTATCTCGCCTGCAGGGCCATCCTCGGGCGCATGATGAAGCCGCGCGCCCCGGTCCTCATGACGTTGGCCGTGGCGGTTGCCCGTGCGGTCGAGCTGGAGGCACGGTTCGCGGAGTTCCGCAAGCAGGACAAGGACCGGTTCGACTACGAGCTGCGCAAGCTGTCGGACGACGGTGCAACGGAGCAACACAAGGCGGTCGTCCTGACCTACGCCATGGGCAAGCACAACATCCCATGGGACCGCTGGAGCCGGGTCGAGATGATCCACCTCGGCATCCGTCTGGTCGAGCTGTTCTGCGAACACACCGGGCTGGCCGTGATCCAGCAGGCTGTCGAAGGGGGCGACAAGAACGCCCCGAGGGACCAATACCTCGTCCACCTGACCGAGCGCGCCATGGCGTGGATCGACCAGTCCACCCGGAAAGGCGAGCATCTGTTCCCCGACTTCATGCCCATGCTGGTCCCGCCAAAGGACTGGACGGCGCTCTCTGGTGGCGGCTACTACTCCGACCTCGACCGGCCCCTCCCGCTGGTCCGCAGGGCTAGCAAGAAGCAGTTCGAGCTGCTCAAGCGTAAGCTGGCCGAAGCACAGCACAAGTCGGTCCTGCTGAAGGGCCTCAACGCCATCCAGCGGACGCCGTGGCAGATCAACGGTGCGGTCCTCGACGTGATGGCGGTGCTGGCCAAGTCGAACGAAGGCATCGCCGGCCTCGTACCGGGTGATAGCCCAAAGCCGCCCCGGCCTGAGGGTGTGCCGGAAGACGCCGACCTCAAGACCCTGCCGCCCCACCTCCAGACCGCGTTCAGGGAATGGAAGTGGGCAGCCCGAGACGTCTACTCGCTGAACCTCCAGCTTCGCCAGGACCGGCTCCATCAGGAGACCATGATCGGGCTCGCTGAGCGGTTTCAGCCTGAGGGGGCGATCTACTTCCCGCACAACCTCGACTTCCGTGGCCGCGCCTATCCAGTGCCGCTCGTCCTGCATCCGCAGGGCAGTGACCCGGTGAAGGGTCTGCTGCGGTTCGCTGAGGGGAAGCCTCTCGGGAAGGATGGCGCTCGCTGGCTGGCGATCCATGGGGCTAATACGTTTGGCGTCGACAAGGTGTCGTTCGACGAGCGTGAGGAGTGGGTCGAGGATCATTGGACGGAAATCGCCCATTGCGCCGCAGACCCTCTCGGAAACCTTTGGTGGACTGAGGCGGACAAGCCATGGTGTTTCCTTGCCTTCTGCTTCGAGTGGTGGGACTACCAGACCAGTCCCGAGACCTTCGTCTCGCACCTCCCCATCGCCCTGGACGGCTCCTGCAATGGGCTGCAGCACTTCTCGGCCATGCTCCTCGACAGTGTTGGCGGCAGGGCTGTGAACCTCATCCCGGCGAAGAAGCCGCAGGACATCTATCAGGTGGTCGCTGACCGTGTGATGGAACAACTGCGTTCAATTGTCTCCACTGTCGGGACGGTTGCGGAACAGGGGCGATGGGCTCACGAATGGCTCACCATGGGGATCGACCGCAAGATAACCAAGCGGCCAGTCATGGTGTTGCCCTATGGCGGAACGCCACGGTCGTGCCTGAAGTATGTCGACGAGGCGGTGAAGGCCAAGATCGCGGCAGGCTACAAGCACAACCTGGGTGACGAGCTGAAGAAGGCCATCGGGTTCCTGTCCAGCATCATCTGGGAAAGCATCGGGGACGTGGTCATCGCCGCAAGGGAGGCCATGGGGTGGCTTCAGAAGACGGCTAGGGTCATCGCGAAGGAGAACCTTCCGATGCACTGGACGACGCCTTCCGGCTTCGTGGCCTACCAGGGCTACCTCAGCCTCAAGTCGCGGCGGATCGAGACGCGCATCAGCGGAAGTCTGGTGAAGTTGCGTCTGTTCGACGAGACCGACCTGATCGACGTCTCAAAGCAGGCGACGTCTATCAGCCCCAACTACGTCCACTCCATGGACGCCTCAGCCATGATCCTGACGGTCGCTTTGCTGGCTCTCGCCGGCATCACAGACTTCGCCATGATCCACGACAGCTACGGCACCCATGCCTGCAACACTACGCTGCTCGCCTCGACCCTCCGTAAGGTGTTCGTCGAGATGTACCAGTGCGACCCTCTCACAAAGCTCCGCGATGAGCTTGCGCTTCAATCCTCGGAGGAGTTCGAGGAGCTTCCATCGAAAGGAGAATTGGACCTGTCCTTGGTCCTGCAATCAGACTTCTTCTTCGCCTAGATCGTTGCACTGGCGGGACCTTCCTTTCAGTGCATCCATACCACCCCCACTAGCCCTACGAAACATCAACTGAGGATTTCACCTAATGCAGAACATCACCATTCGCATGGGCGCTGCCCACCAGGACATCACCGTAGGCGACGTCAACATCGACCTCGCTGCTGCATCCAAGACCGACCGGTACGAGCTTCGTCGGACCCTGATCGAGGGCCTGAAGGAGAACGGCTACTTCGGCAAGAAGGAACAGCGCAAGGCTGCCTTCCGCAACCGGAGGGCTGCCGCATGACCATAGGCCTCTGGCTTCTGGTCGCCCAGATCGTCCTCTGCATCCTGTCCCTGTGGCTCGCATGAGCATCGCCTGGGCAACCCTGATCCTCGCGATCTGCATGATCCTCCTCTTCATCTCCGCAAACTGGAAAGACCCTGATGCCCAAGCTTAATCGGGACGTGTTGAACACGGCCACACCCCGCGACGTCGCCATGGCGTCCATGACTGTCCTCGACCGACTGCAGGACTTCCGCCCCGAGATACAGATCATGGGCGCAGCAACGGTCTTCCTGACCCTCGCAGACCACCTCGGCATTCCTGCTCAGGAAGCCTTCACGGTCACCAAGAACCTCATCAACGGCGACGACGGCAAGCGATCCGAGTTCCGTGGCATCGACGCATACATGAAAGGCGAACTGAAATGAGCAAGACCACTGTCAAGACCGGCGACACCATCCGCTGCACCCGCGCAACCGGCACTGGCGGCAAGCTCGCCGTGGACTGCCTCTACAAGGTGATCTCGTTCGATGGTCGCTACGTTCGCCTCGACGGTGTGCCTGGTGGTTACCTCATCACCCGGTTCGCACCGGTTGAGCCGGCTGCCAAGGCCAAGCCAACCACGTTCGGTCAGGTTCGCTCGGTCACCGTCAACCAGTCCGACATCCACGACGTGCTGACCCAGTACGTCCGGCTCGGCCTCGGCATCAACGCCACGGTCGAGAAGATCATCGACAAGTTCCCTGAGGCCGTCGAGCTGGTTCTGAAGCACGAGGTCGCCGCGTGAGCTACCTGACCCTCGCCAAGTTTCACTGGAAGCGCGGTCAGCCGCTGCCGGTCGATCTCTTCATCAAGCTGACCTACCTGGGCTTCGACGTCGAAGCACTTGAACGCCACTACTCCGTCTAAATCCCTCCACTCACGAGACAATTGCACAATGGCAAACGATACCAAGAAGAAGCAGCTCCCCTCTTTCACCTCCCCTCGCGTCGTCTTCGTCTACCCGAAGCTGGCCGAGCCCGACTACGGCAACAAGGACTTCCCGAAACCGGACGGCGAATACAGCGTCAAGGGCAAGATGTCCCTGGCAACGCTGGAGAAGTTCATCGCCACCAAGAACAAGGAGGGCATTACCCTCAACGACCTCTACGAGGAAGCCCGCCGTGACGCCGAGAAGGCGTTCGCCGAGCTGTCGGTCAAGACCCGCAAGGAGTTCGAGAAGAAGAACATCACCGGCCCGGTCATGAACTCGCTGTTCGAGACGCTCTACGACAAGGAGACCGAGGAAGAGACTGGCGAGGTCTGCCTCAAGTTCACCAAGAAGGCCTCTGGCGTGGTCAAGAAAGGCCCGCGTGAAGGCAAGAAGTGGACGTCGGCCCCCGACATCTATGACGCTCGCGGCAAGAAGATGGCCGGCAAGCTCCCCAACATCTGGGGCGGCACGGAAGGCAAGATCAGCTTCGCGGCCTCGCCCTACTTCATCCCAGGCACGGCGGCTGCCGGCCTCAAGTTGATGCTCAACGGCGCTCAGATCATCGACCTCGTGTCGAATGGTTCGCGGTCGGCTGACAGCCACGGCTTCGGTGAAGAGGAAGGCTACGGCTACGACCCGAGCGAGTTCGCTGACGAGGATGCCGGTGAAGACACCAGCTCCGAAGGCGGCAACGACAAGACCTCGGCGGGCGAAGAAGACTTCTAAGCCTTGCCCAGACCGACATACCCCAAGCGGACCTCGAAGCGGCAGATCGCTGTCGCCAAGGGGTTCCGCTCAGGGCTCGAAGATAAGGTGGCTGGGGACCTCGACAATGCTGGGGTTCCCTACACCTACGAGAGCTTCAAGATCACCTACGAGATACCGGCGCGGCTGGCGAAGTACACACCTGACTTCCGCCTGCTCAGCAACGGCATCATCATAGAGACCAAGGGGCAGTTCGTCACGGCGGATCGCCAGAAGCACAAGCTGATCAAAGAGCAGAACCCGGACCTCGACATCCGGCTCGTGTTCAGCCGCTCGGGCACCCGCATCTCCAAGCAGTCCCAGACCACCTACGCCATGTGGTGCGAAACCCATGGCTTCCTCTACGCCGACAAGTCCATCCCGCAAGCCTGGATCGACGAGCCACCGACTGCCGGTCGCGTGGAGGCCCTGAACGCAATCCTCAACTCCCAAACGAAAGCGAAGAAATCATGAGCATCCTGTCCTCCATCGTCTCCTTCATCAAGCGCGCTCCGTCGACCTCGAAGGCCCTCGCCGGCTTCCACAAGGCCATCGCCCAGCTCGACGCCGTGGTCGAACACCACAACCTGAAGGCCGACCGCCTGGACGCCCAGATCGCCGTGAAGGTCGCGGAGCAGACTGCCGCCAAGGACGCCGCTGCCGAGGCCGACAAGGTCGCCAAGCGCATCCGCAAGATCGTTGCCTAATCGGAGAACCTGAACATGAAGATCGCCATCATCACCTACATCACCTTCATCGTCCTCGCCATGTATGGCTGGTTCGCCAACCTGATCGACGTCGTCCAAGCGGTGACCTCGGGCTCCCCGTTCACGACCCTGATCGTCGCCCGCATCGTCGGCGTCCCGGTGTTCGTCCTGGGCGCTGTCCTCGGCTGGTTCTGATTGAACTTCGATAGCAAGGCTTGGACCGGTCGAGAGGCCGGTTCCAAGTCCTACCCCTCGGTCACGGAGCTGATCGACAAGTACCTTCCGCGCAAGACCCAGAACGAGGTCTACGCGATGTCTCGGGTCTACGAGGCCCGGATCACCGACCTGATGCGGACCATCCACGACTATCACCTCCGCTGCGAGGCGATGGCCAAGCACATGGATGGCATGGAGAAGGAGTTCTACAGCCGGGTCGCCTTTCCGGTCACCCACGGTTCGTTCGAAGCTTCGGCAGAACGCATCCCGATGGAGATGTCCCACGGCTACCAAGTCACATGGCGTCCTGACCCTTTCCGAATGCACTGCGTCATGCGGGACAACGACCTGATCAACCAGCAGGACCACCCTCACCTCTTCGAGATGGTCTGCCGGCAGTTCGAGGAACACGTCACCCGAACGCTGATCCCTAAGCTGCGCCAGGAGTTCGCCAAGCTCTACCCGACGATGCGCCGCCGATGATCAAGAGCCTGCTTCATGGCGTCGGCATTTGTTGGGGCTTCGTCCTCACCATCGTCAGCGTACAGGTCGCCTTTGACCTGTCATCCGCTCTCGGCCTCACCGTGATCATCACGCTCGTCGGCCTAGTCCTTGGCTGCCTCATCCACGCGATCAGGGAAAGCTGATGACCGACGCAGACAAGCTCGCGGTCCTACGCTTCCAGATGGCGGCTTATGGCCAGACCTTCGTCCTCCGCAAGGGCAGCACCACCCAGGTGATCGAGCCACACAGGATCGTCGGCAATCGAGCCGGCATGATCCTCGTCGACGAGATCGCCCAACTCCAGCAGTTCCAGAACGACCCGCCGCAAGGCTGAATGCACGAAACCGACAGTGAGTTCCTACGCAAGGAGTCATGCCCATCCTGTGGCTCCCGCGACAATCTCGCCCGGTACACGGACGGCCACGCCTACTGCTTTGGCTGCCGACACTACGAACCCGGAGACAACATGACAGAACAGACCGAGGCGGCAGCGCCCCGGAACGTAGACTTCGTCCCCCTGGGTGAGCCCGCCGATTGGGCAAGCCGAGGTATCGCACTCGAAAGCGCGCAGAAGTGGGGCTTCACCCGTTCAGAATTGAATGGCCAGCCCGTCCGCTTGTTCAACTACCGAAACAGCGCGAGCCAGCTTGTCTGGCAGAAGGTCCGGTTCGCCGGCAAGGACTTCCGGTCCAAGGGCAACAAGGAAGACATGTGCCTCTATGGCATGTGGCTTTGGCGCGACGGCGGCAAGCGTGTCGTCATCGTCGAAGGCGAGCTGGACGCGATCTCGCTCAGCCAGATGCAGGGCCACAAGTGGCCTGTCGTCTCGATCCCCAATGGGTGTGACGGCGCGGCCAAGGCCCTGCGGAAGCACCTCAACTGGCTGGAACAGTTCGACGAGATCGTCCTCATGTTCGATCAGGACGAGCCCGGCCAGAAGGCGACCGACGAATGCAAGGTGATCCCATTCACACCGGGCAAGCTGCGCATCGCCTCACTGCCCCTCAAGGACGCCAACGAGATGCTCATGGCGGGCCGGATCAAGGAGACCATCGACGCCATTTGGGGTGCCAAGGTCTACCGGCCTGACGGCCTCGTCAGCATCGACGACATCCTCGAAGACGCTTTGGAAGATCCAGTTATCGGCCTGCCCTGGTGCTTCGAGGAACTGACCAAGCACACCTACGGTCGCCGCCTTGGTGAAATCTATGGCGTGGGCGCCGGCACAGGCATCGGCAAAACCGACTTCCTGATGCAGCAAATCGCCTTCGACGTGAACGAGCTGAAGGAGGTGGTCGGCGCAATCTTCCTCGAACAGAAGCCGAAGGAAACCGCCAAGCGCGCCGCAGGCAAGTTCGCCGGCAAGCGCTTCCATGTGCCCGATGGCAGTTGGACAAAGGATGAGCTTCGCCGCGCGCTCGAAGAGATGCGGGGCAAGGTCTACTTCTACGACAACTTCGGCCAGACCGACTGGGAGCTGGTGAAGGGGCACATCCGCTACATGGCGGTGACCCTCGGCGTCCGCATCTTCTACCTCGATCACCTCACGGCGCTCGCGGAAGACAACGACGAGCTGGGCGTGATCATGAAGGAGCTAGCTGGCCTCGCCAACGAGCTGAACATCATCATCACCTTCGTCAGCCACCTCGCCACACCAGATGGGAAACCCCACGAGGAAGGCGGGCGCGTCATGATCCGGCACTTCCGGGGCTCCCGATCGATCGGCTTCTGGTCGTTCTTCATGTTCGGCCTTGAGCGGGATCAGCAGCACGAAGACCCGATCATCGCGGCGACCACGATCTTCCGCATCCTCAAAGACCGCTTCACCGGCAACGCGACCGGCAAGACCATCAACCTTGGGTTCGAGAGCGAGACCGGACGCCTGTTCGTTCGCGACGACGACCCCTTCAAAGACAAGGACGCAAGAGAACATGGCTTCTCGAACGAGAGCGATGACGACCTTCCTTTCTGATGCTTGGAGGCTCTGGCTGTTCCTCATCGCGTGGACGTTCCTGGTGGTGATGACCATCCCTGGGCATCAACCCTCAACACCACAGCTGGGCAACGAGTGCCGCGTCTGGGCCGGGCTGTATCTGCCCTGCTCAAAGGTCGGGCCAACCAACTACCCCGACGTATGGCTGAGCGAGGGTCAGGACATCTGACCTTCGACCACACCAACGAGAACATCCCCTCTGCGCTGATCGTTCGGCGCGAGGGCTCCCGCCTAATCCTCCAAACCAGAACTGCCAGCATCGTCCTGTTCGCGGAAGCGTGGAGGGACCTTGTGGGCGCAATTCAAGAGGTAATGCATGGACTACCAGACGACCCTCAACCTGACCCAACTCCTGCTCGCTGAGAAGGAAGAGAAGCGCCAACTCTACAACCGCTTCAAGCAGCTCGAACGCCACAAGGACGACCTCGCCGGGATGTTGATGACAGCCCAGGCCGACAAGCAGCAAGTCAAGGTTCTCACCGACGAGAACGCCAAGCTCGACCAGATGGTGGCCAAGCTGCTCGACGAGAACATGGCGCTGAAGGCTGACAACGACATGCTGCGCCTGCCGCAGATGATCCACCCAGGCTACTTCAAGGGCTGATGGGTCCTACCACCCTCGTCTTCGACATCGAGACGAACGGACTGATCCCAGAGATGACCACGATCCATTCGTTGGTCATCAAGAACACCGACACAGGCGAAGTCTTCTCCTGCACCCCGCAGTGGGAGGTCTCTGACAAGCCCTACTACACGGTCGATTTCGGCCTGCGGATGCTCATGGAAGCTGACGTCATCGTCGGCCACAACATCCAAGACTTCGACGTCCCCGCGATCCAGAAGCTGTTCAAGTGGTTCAAGCCGAAGGGCCTGATCCGCGACACCATCATCATGTCCCGCCTGATGTACGCGGACATGAAGGACGCCGACTTCCGGCAAGAGAAGCGCCTCGGCATGGGGCGTTGGATCAAGAAGCACCTGTTCTCGAAGCATTCGCTGGAGAGCTGGGGCCAACGCATGGGCATCTGGAAGGGTGACTATGGCGAGATCAAGAAGGCAGAGGCAAAAGCCCGCGGTCTCACCGGCCAGGACGCCGTCGACTACGTCTGGGGCAAGTGGTCCCAGGACATGCAGGACTACTGCGAGCAGGATGTCGAGGTCACCGACCGGCTCTGGCACAAGCTGAACAAGAAGGGGTTCTCGGAAGAGAGCATCCAGCTTGAACACGACGTGCGCCGTGTCGTGGCCCGGCAGGAGGCCTATGGGTTCGCCCTCGATCTCCGCAAGGTCCAAGACCTCCACGGCACCCTAGCCCAGCGCAAGGCTGAACTGGAGAAGGCCCTACAGGTCGAGTTCAGGCCGTGGTTCCGCAACCTCGGGACGAAGACGCCGACCATCGACCGAAGCGTCTCGCAAAAGCACTTCAAGCCCATCGGCTACGAGACCGACCGCAAGGGCAACTTCAAGCTCGACAAGAAGACCGGCGAGAAGAAGCCGATCTGGCCGAAGTGCCACTACTCGACCGACGCTCCCTACACCGACGTCAAGCTGGTGCCCTTCAATCCGGGCTCCAGGCAGGACGTCGCTGACCGGATGCGGAAGCTGTTCGGCTGGAGGCCCACGGAGTTCACCTCCGATGGTCACCCGAAGGTCGACGACGAGACCCTCAAGGGCCTCACCTACCCGTCCGCGAAGGTCCTTTGCGAATACTTCGTCGTTCAGAAGCGCATCGGCCAAGTCGCGGAAGGCAAAGAGGCCTGGCTCAAGCACGAGGTCAAGGGCCGCGTCCACGGCAAGGTAGCCACGAACGGGGCGGTGACGGGTCGCATGACCCACTCCAAACCGAACATGGCCCAGGTGCCGGGCATCCACGACAAGAAGACCGGCGAGCTGCTTCCCTATGGCTACGAGTGCCGGGAATGCTGGACCGTCGGAAAGGGCAAGAAGCTCGTTGGCTGTGACGCGGATGCGTTGGAGCTGCGGGACCTCGCCGGCTACATGGCTGCCTACGACGGCGGCGCGTACATCAAGACCGTCCTCGAAGGCAACAAGGCCAACGGCACCGACATGCACACCATCAACGCGAAAGCGCTGGGGTGCAGCAGAGACGTTGCCAAGGTCTGGTTCTACGCCTTCATCTACGGTTCGGGCGACGAGAACCTGGGCAACATCCTCGGCATCACGTCATCCAAGGCCAAGGCTATCGCAGCTGGCAAGCTGTCACGTCAGAAGTTCCTCGCGGCGCTTCCGGCTCTCGGCAAGCTGTCGGAGGCAGTCCAGCGCAAGGCCAAGACCCAAGGCTGGATCAAGGGGCTCGACGGTCGCATCCTCATGGTGCGCTCGGCTCACGCTTCCCTGAACACCCTCCTCCAATCCGCAGGAGCAATTCAGATGAAGCGCGCTCTCGTGATCCTCGACAACAACCTTCAAGCGCTCGGGCTGGTCCCAGGCGTCAACTACGAGTTCGTCGTGAACGTCCATGACGAATGGCAGATCGAGGTCGATGAAGACAAAGCAGAGCTGGTGGGGAAGGAAGCGCAAGACGCAATCCGACTTGCTGGCGAGTACTACAAGTTCCGCTGCCCTCTCGCCGGCAACTCCGTCGTGGGAACGAACTGGGCCGAGACACACTAAGGCCCCTCAGAACGCGCCGGGCTTCGTCTACATCATGGCGAACCCGGCGTGGCCTGGACGAAGCAAAGCGGGCTTCGCGAAAGACCTAAAGAACCGCATCCGTCAGGCCAACACCAATGACCCTGACCGCGCCTACTACTTCCATGAAACGAGGAGATTTGATGATCGGAAACAAGCTGAAGCAGTTCTTCACGAGCTGCTGGCTGGCTATCGCATCGCCGGCACAGAGTGGTTCGAGCTACATCCAGACGATGCAGCCGGTATGCTACGGGGGCTCCATCGCCGGTTTGCTGCGGAAGGCGGATCGGGATGCGATGCAGGCAGCCCTGACTGACAAGTACGGCATCCGGCAGATCGACTGATGGCCTGCGACATGGGCGTTGGCTGTGAACAGTACGGGGTCTGCTACGCGGCAGCCCATGGTGAACCCGAGCGGTGCGGCGACGTTCCCCGCGTCTGGGTCGTCACTGGCAGAAGCGAGAGCGGCGACGAGTTCGTCTACGTCTTCAAGGAGAAGCCCACCGGGGAAAGCCTCGAACTGTTCTTCGCTGAGGAGCAGCCCGAGGAGTGGGAAGCCGGATGCATCCAGAGCTGGCACATCGACCACGAGGTGGTTCGCTGATGCGGTTCGTCATCAAGGACATCGACACCGGCCACTACATCGGAGGTGAGGCTCCTGGCCCGCGCCGCCGCAAGGAAGGGCTCGACAAGGCCAAGCTGTTCCACCGGAAGGCGGACGCCGAGGCCCACCTGAAGCGATGGTCCTACAGCTCCCGAGCTTACCGCTACGCCATCGTCCCCGTCACAATCACTGAACAGGAGACCAATTGAGAACACTACTGATCGACGGGGACATCCTCGTCGTGTCAACCGGAGCTGCCCTTGAGGTCGAGACCGACTGGGGTGACGATGAGTGGACCCTGACTTGCGACGTCAAGGAAGTGAAGGCCACCATCTTGGACACCATCAAGCGCCTCGAAAGGGACCTTGATGCAGACGCCTCGGTGATCACCCTCTCGAAGGGCATCACCTTCCGCCACGAACTCTACCACGGCTACAAGAAGGGACGCTCCCGCAAGCCGGTTGGAACCAACGAGGTCAAGCGCTGGCTGATCGAAGAGCATGGCGCGAAGTACAAGCCAGGGATCGAGGCGGACGATGTCATGGGCATCCTCGCCACCAACCCTCGGCTGATCAAAGGCGAGAAGATCATCGTGTCCCAGGACAAGGACATGCTCACGATCCCCGGCCTGATCTACCGCAACGGTGAGATCGTCAAGGTCACCCCTGCCGAGGCCGAGATGAACTGGCTGACGCAGACTCTGACGGGCGACACCACGGACGGCTATCCCGGCTGTCCTGGCATGGGTCCTGTCACGGCCAGGGACGCCCTCGAAAGGCGCATCGGGCTGGAGAGCTACGAACACACCGTCGAGCGCGGCAAGCGCAAGGGTGAGACCGAGACCCGCTGGAAAGAGATCGACGTGCCCACACTCTGGGACGTGGTTCTTCACCAGTTCAGCCGCGCCGGCCTGACCGCCGACGATGCCCTTCTACAGGCTCGACTGGCCCGCATCCTACACAACAACGACTACGACCATGTGAAGAAGGAACCCATTCTTTGGACGCCACGATGACGGACTGTGTCTGCAAAGGCCCTGGCTACGTCTGCACCAGACATTGCGCCTCCGAAAGCTCGGCCCCAGCGGTCAAGTCTGACGGGGGCGCTTCGTCGTACTACCTGATCCCCGAGGGAGCCAAGGAACTCATGGACCTCATCGAGCATAAGCGCATGGGGTTCAGCATCGGGAACATCTTCAAGGCCTGCTACCGGCTCGGCTCCAAGGATGGCACGACGCGCGCCTATGATCTCCGCAAGATCATCTACTTCGCACAACGCGAGTTGGACCTTCTCGGTGTCCCATAACACCCCCACTAGCACTACGGAGGGGTTTCTGGTTCCTCCGCCAGTCACACGGGAATTGTTGGCGTACCTGAAACAGGTCTTTCGCGACAAACTTCCCGGTCTTGAGATTTCCGACCGTGAGCTTGGGGCTTTGATCGGAGAACAGCGGGTGATCTCTCACCTCGCAGCTATCCTCCACAATCAGGAAGAAGACCTACTCGCAAATGTGCTTAAGCAAGCCGAAGATTGAGAAGGCCGACCCTGTCGCGCCACCTCCCCCGGTCATTGACAAGCCTATGGCTCCCGTCTTGAACGAAACATCCCGCACTGCCAATCAGGACAGTGCCAACTCCAACGCCACCCGTCGCGGACGAAAGTCCCTGACAATCCCGCTCGCCAACGCTGGCGGGTCCGGCATCAACATTCCGCAGTAACCCTTGGCCGACGCGGTAACTATCGCGGCTAAGGCTCTCTACGAACAACTGGCCACCGACCGAGACCCGTACCTTAAGCGGGCTCGTCGGGCGGCTGAACTGACTGTCCCGTACCTGTTCCCCAAAGAGGGGACGTCGGGATCGGCAGATTTCGTAGAGCCTAACCAAGGTCTCGGCGCTCGTGGCGTCAGGTTCCTCGCTTCCAAATTGAGCCAGAGCCTGTTCCCCATCAACGCGCCTTTCTTCAAGTACGAAATCGACGACATCGCTCTGCAGGACCTGACGAAGGCTGCCGATAAGCGTGGTGAAATCGAGAAGGCTCTCAGCGCCCGCGAGCGCGCCGTTCTCAGTGAGATGAACGGTTCCATGTTCCGGCCCATCGCCTTCGAGGCATGTCGCCAACTCGTGATCGCCGGCAACTACATGATCTTCATCCCGAAGAAGGGCAAGCCTCGGGGCTTCCGCCTCAGCTCCTATGTGGTCAACCGCGATCCCTCTGGCAATGTCCTCGACATCGTCATCAAGGAACAGGTCGCCCGCGTTGCCCTGGCCGAGGACATCAAGGCGAAGATCGGCGCTGCCAACCAGAGCGGCGAACAGAACAAGGAAGCGACGGTCGACGTCTTCACGTTGATAACGCTCGATGACGCCTCGAACTCCTACATCGTCACCCAAGAGATTGACGGCGTCCAGATCGACGGCGACTACTCTGGCACCTATCCGAAAGACAAGCTGCCCTGGCTGCCTCTCCGCTTCACCTATGTGGAAGGCGAGGACTACGGTCGCGGCTTTGTCGACGAGTACATTGGCGACCTCAACTCCCTCGACGTCCTGACCGAAGCACTCCGGGACGGCACTGTGCAGGGCGCTAAGGTTGTCTGGATCGTCAACCCCAACTCGACCATCAGCGTTCAGAAGCTCGCAAAGGCTGAGAACGGTGCGTTCGTCCAGGGCGACATCAACTCTGTCATGCCCCTCAGGCTCGACAAGCAGGCCGACTTTGCGGTGGCCGAAAGGTTCATCCAGCAGCTCACCGAACGGCTCTCCTTCGCCTTCCTCCTGAACACCTCCATCCAACGGAAGGGTGAGCGGGTCACGGCTGAGGAAATCCGGTTCATGGCCGGCGAACTGGATCAAGGCCTCGGCGGCGTCTATTCGCTGCTGGCTGAAGAGTTCCAGTTGCCCGTCGCAAGGCTGTACGAAATCCGCATGGAGTTCGTCCGCAAGGTCCCTCCGCTTCCCAAGGAGCTGACCTCAACGTCCATCGTGACGGGCCTCGACGCACTCGGACGTGGCAACGATCTGCAGAACCTCGACGGCTTCCTGGCCGGTGCTGCCCAGTTGGGTGGCTCCGAAGTCATTGGTCGCTATGTCAACCTCGGGGAGTACTTCAAGCGCCGCGCTGCTGCGTTCGGCATTGACACCGGGGGTCTCATTCGCACTGACGAAGAGATCGCCCAGGCTGACCAGCAGGCCCAGCAGATGGCCATGCTCCAACAGCTCGGTCCTCAAGCCATCTCCCAAATGGGCGGCATGGCGAAAGAGGGCATGAAGCAGCAAGCCCAACCACAAGCCACGACAGGAGAACAGAATGGCTGATACGAATGAAGGGGCGACCGGCCCCACCGACACCCCGCCCAACCCGTTTGAGGGCATCACAGGCCCTGCCGGCCCAACCGAGGTAGCCCCGAAGGCTGCCCCGAAGGCCAAGGCCAAAGAGCCGAAGCTCCCGGCTAACCATGAAGTGCTGCTCAGCGGCAACGTTCTGGTGACCCTTTGAGCGTAGAAACCATCCAGGTCCAGACCGCTCAGCCGACCGCTGACGAAGCTGCTGCGGCTCTGGCCGAGGCGGCTAAGACTGCCCCGACCAGCGAAGCTGAAGCTCGTGCCAAGATCGCGGCTGACGTGGCTGCTGCTGAAGCGGCCAAAGCTGCCCCGGTAGCTCGCCCCGAGTGGCTCGACGAGAAGTTCGCCACACCGGAAGACATGGCGAAAGCCTATGCCGAGCTGTCCAAGAAGCTGGGTGCCCCGAAGGAAGAGGCCAAGCCCGAAGCCGAGAAGACCGAAGCCGAGAAGGCCAAGGAAGCGGCTGATAAAGCTGCCGCCGAGAAGGACAAGGGCGAGACCCCGAAGGCATCCGAGGTTGTCGCTGATCTGAGCGCAAAGTTCCTGGCTCAGGACGGCAAGCTGACAGACGCCGACTACGCCGCAGCCGAGGCCATTGGTCACGACCGCGCCACTGTCGACGCCTTCATCGCCGGCCAGCAGGCTCTGGCAGAAGTGGCTACGCAACGGATCACTAGCGCAGCCGGTGGCAAGGAAAGCATGGACCGCATGTTCGCATGGGCCTCCACGTCCCTGCCGGCTGCCGAAATCGACACCTTCAACAAGTCATTCGAGGGTGCTGACGTGAACGCTGCCGTGGTCGCCATGGAGCAGCTCAAAGGCAAGTACGAAGCGGCGAACGGGAGAGACCCGACGCTGATCGGCGGCAAGCCCGCAGCCACTGCCACTGACGTCTTCACGAGCTGGGCTCAGGTCCAAGACGCGATGAAAGACGACCGCTACGCCCGCGACCACGCATACCGCACGACGGTCGAGCAGAAGCTCGCTCGGTCCAACAACATCCGCTAACGGACACGGCCCCCACCTCTGCATGTCAAGTGGGGGCCATCTCAAAGGAAATCATGGCCTATTCATTAGGCGCGAAGTCGCTCGCCAATCTGGCCGGCGTCCACCCCGACCTCGTCAAAGTGGTCAAGCGCGCCATCGAAATCACATCCCAAGACTTCACAGTAGGCGAAGGTCTCCGCTCCAAAGCGCAGCAGGCGATCAACGTCAAGAAGGGCGTCTCGACCACCATGCGCTCCCGTCATCTGGACGGCCACGCTGTCGACCTTCTGCCCGTCGTGAACGGCAAGGTCACCTTCGACTGGAAGTTCTACTACCCCCTCGCGGCAGCCGTGAAACAGGCCGCTAAGGACGTCGGCGTACCCGTTGAATGGGGCGGCGACTGGAAGACCTTCAAGGACGGCCCGCACTTCCAGCTACCCTGGGCGAGCTACCCGTGAACCTCAGGTCCAGCAGGCGCACCTCCAAACAGTTCCTGCTGGCCAATACCGTGCTGGCTTGGGGGCTCGCCTTCTACAGCCTCTACACCAACCAAGGGGCCGCTGCAGTGGCATCCTCGCTGGCCCTGATCGGTTCCCTCTACGGAGCCTATGTCGGTGTCGGCCACATGGACTACCGCCGCTTCCTCAACTTCTTCAACGGACAGGAGACGTCCCAATCATACCCCGCATCTACGGGTATCTCGCCGGACTACTCGCCGTCCTCGCCCTCGTCGGCGTGATCTACGGCAAGGGTCGGCTCGATGCCAAGCATGCCACAGAACTCAGCCAGCTCACCGAGACCATCGAGCTGACGCAGAAGGCCCTCGACACGGAACGCAATGCGCGCCGGTCGGACGCCATCATCGCTGCCGAGAACGCCAAGCGGCAGGCAGCCCTCCAGACCAAGATAGGCGAATTGAACCAGTATGTGGAAACGCTCGAAGACGCTGATCGTGAGTGCCTTAGTGGCCCTGACGTTGAGCGGCTGCGCGACCTCTGGCGCTAAGTTCGCCAAGCCGCACTACCCCGAGCTGCCCGCCGATCTGCGGGTATGCTTTGAGACCCAGGTCGCCCCGCCGTCGAGCGGCGTGATGACCAAGAAGCGCGTGATGTTCCTCATCGCGGAGCTGAAGAAATCGGAGAACGAGAAGAGCGACTGCGGCAAGCGCCTCATCGCCTTCTACGACAATATCTCCCATTAGATGCGCACGAGCCCACGTTTGAATAATGTGGGCCGGCGCTCACTGCTTCTCCGCTCGGACAAAAAAGAGGCTCGCCGTATTGATGATTATTTCATCGCGCGGCCTATTCGGGTCAAGACCTGGCGGGTTGAAATCCTTAAACCTAGGGTCTGAATAATCTGGCCCAAGGCATTTAACGAGGGTTCCCTCAACAGCAGAGACCTCATGGACGATAGAGGTCTCATAGGTCATCGATTTACCTTCCAAGTTATCCCCTGTTTCCAGGGTAACAAACCGGTATGATTGGCCGACCTCAAACATTCAAACTTCCTCTCGGTTGTATCAAGCAGGCTGCTCTGTCTTGTCTTTTGATGGGTTCAGCCATTCCCCTAAGTTCTTAAAACGTTCATCGGGTGGCACAACCTTCTCGTCCGGCGAAATTCGCAACCGTGTCGGAAGCTCGAAACGACCGACCGATGCCGCAAGGTTTCCATCTTCGGGCCAGAAAGTATCGAATATTTCCTTGATGGTCGCGTCCGAGGCGAACGCAGCCGTCTTTGTAGTATCGTCCGCGTAGTCAGCTACCACTATGAATTTAGTTGATTTGTTGGCGTTGAAGTGCATCTCGAATCTCCTTTCCAACAGCATCGACGTCTTCGAGCCCGCTGACTACCCTAAATTTAGTTTCCCCCACGATCCACAGGGACCTAGTCCCCTTCCCGACGCCTGTTCCGAGCAGATCACACCCCTCTTTAGGCGGTGATCATGGAACCAAGGAAGTCTCACCAGAAGATTACTTGGAGACCCGCCAACCGCCCCTGAGGGGACGGAAGCCGGACAATCCCAATGACGCTTCCAGTGCTGCTCCGAGGTCCGCGCAAACCTCAGAACAAACACGGGAATACACAACATGGCCAATGGTGGCATTGTTTCTAACCTCGGTCAGGCCAACGGCACTGGCGACGTCCAGGCTAACTTCGTCAAGGTCGCAACCGGCGAAATCCTGACTGCATTCACTCGCACTGTCGAGTTCGCGGACAAGCACATGGTCCGCAACATTTCGGAAGGCAAGTCCGCTTCCTTCCCCGTTACCGGTCGCACCTCGGGTGCCCGTTACCACACGCCGGGCGATCAGGTCCTCGGCACGATCACGAAGTTCAACGAGCGCGTGATCACCATCGACGACCTCCTGCTGACCGACTACTTCACGGCCAACATCTGGGAAGCGATGAACCACTTCGAGACCCGCTCGGAGATGACCAAGCAGCTCGGCGAAGAGCTGGCCCAGGCATACGACCGCAACGTCGCCCGCACGATGATCCTGACGACCCGCATGTCGAACGTCGTGGACAACCTTCCGGGTGGTGGCAAGATCGTCAACGCCAACCTGCTCACGGACAGCGACAAGATGGCTGCGGCCTTCTTCGACGCTGCTGCCGCGCTCGATGGCAAGTACATCCCCGCTGACCGTCAGGCAGCTCTGAAGCCGGTGCAGTACTACGCCCTGGCCCAGAACACAAAGGTCATCAACAAGGACTGGGATGGCAAGGGTTCCTATTCGGACGGTAAGGTCTTCAAGATCGCGGACATCCCGGTCTTCAAGTCGCTGAACCTCCCGAACGGCACGACCGTTGCAACCGGCCCGGCCAAGTACCAGGGCGACTTCACCAACACCGCTGGCATCATCTTCAACAAGGGCCTCGCCGGCACTGTGAAGCTGCTCGATGTCGCTATCGAGAGCGAATACATGGTCTCGCGTCAGGGCACCCTGATCGTCGCCAAGTACGCTGTCGGTCACGGCGGTCTCCGTCCCGAGTGCGGCCTGGAACTGGCAATCGCCTAATCCACACCACTCACCAATGAACCGGGGCTCCTTAGGGGGCCTCGGTTTTTTTTCGTTTCAACGCTCCACGGAGGCCCAATGTCCGCAAACGGACTAGCACCCCTGACTGAGCTTGAGGCCATCAACGAGGTTCTCGCCACTGGTTCGGAAAGCCCGATCTCGACGCTGGAAGACAACATCGTCATTGACGCCTCGCTCGCAATGAACACGCTCCGCGCAACCTCTGTGGAGGTCCAGACGCAGGGCTGGAACTTCAACACCCTCGAAAGCCTGTCCATCACCCCGGATCAGTCCGGCGAAGTGAGGCTCCCTCGCAACACCCTTCGGGTCGACACCGTTGGGGAAAGCGCGGCAATGAATTGCGTACAGCGCGGCCTGCGCCTCTTCAACAAGACCGACAACACCTACGTCTTCACCGCCCCGGTGATTGTCGACATGGTCGAAGGTCTGGACTTCGAGGACATGCCCTCCTCGGCCCGCATGTACATCACCATCAAGGCGGCTCGGAAATACCAAGACCGCTACTTCGGTGATCCCAACACCCACTCCTACACCCTTCAGGACGAGCTTCAGGCCCGCTCCGCGATGATGCAGGAGGAGCTGGACAGCACCGATCCGAACATGCTGACCGGCAGCCAGTTCGTGCAGAAACTCCGCGTCCGCAGCTAACGTGTCCAAGATCAGCGGCTCAATCCCGAGCCTTGCGAACGGCGTTAGTCAACAGGCTGTGGCGCTTCGGCTTGCCTCTCAGGGTGAGCTTCAGGTCAACGCTTATTCAACCGTTGTGGACGGCCTGAGGAAGCGGCCGCCGACCAAGCGCATCGCTGCCATCAACGGCAACGTCCCAGCGTCAGTCCATGCCCACATGATCGACCGTGACGCTGATGAGCGTTACGAGGTCCTCATGTCCCCCACGGGCATCCGCGTGTTCACCCTCGACGGCATCGAGAAGACCGTCAACACGCCTGATGGGTTCTCCTATCTGAGCTACACCGCAGGCCCCGCCAAGCCGCCCTACAGGACGGTCACGGTGGGCGACTACACCTTCGTCACGAACACCACCAAGAAGGTCGCGATGGACCCCGCAGTGGTCGAGCAAGTGTCCCCTAGCGAGGCCCTGGTCTACGTGATGGCCGGCAACTACGGCAAGGACTACAAGATCACGCTCAATGGCTCGGTCGTCGCTTGGTATCGCACCCCGGATGGGACGAGTGCGGCCCAGGCACCGGCAGTCGACACCAACTTCATCGCTCGTAGGCTCGTTTCAGGCGAGACCGTGGCCCTGTCCACGACCGTCAATGGGGGCGCCAACGGCGACTGGACTTGGAAGGCCACAGACACGAACCTCGTCGCGGCTGGCTACACGGCTGGCAACGGCTGGACTGTGACCGCCAACAAGGGGACCATCTACATCAAGCGGAACGACGGCGCTGCGTTCTCCATCGGCGTCGAGGATGGCTACAACGGCCATGCCATGAAGGCGATCCAGAAGACCACTCAGGACTTCTCGGACCTCCCGGCATTCTGCACCGAGGCAGTGGCGATCCAGATCACCGGCTCCATCTCCACGGCGTTCGACGACTACTTCGTCCGCTTCGGCAAGCAGTCCCCCACGGACAACAGCAGCACCCCCGGCGTGTGGCGAGAAATCCCCAAGCCTGGAGTAAGCAAGGCGTTCGACGCATCCACCATGCCCCATGTCCTCGTCCGCGAGGCAAACGGAACCTTCACCTTCAAGAAGGCCACATGGGATCAGCGGAAGGCCGGCGACGAGATCACCTCCCCGGCACCATCATTCGTTGGTCAGACGATCAGCGATGTCGTGTTCTTCAAGAACCGGGTTGGCCTCCTGTCCGGTGAGAACGTTATCCTGTCTCGCGCGGGATCGTTCTTCGATTACTGGAAGGCAACGGCCACGGCCCTGCTCGACGATGATCCGATTGACGTCGCCTCCTCCGAGACGAACGTGTCGATCCTCCGAGCTGGTATCGGCTTCGCTGACAGGCTCGTCCTGTTCGCTGACCAGAACCAGTTCACCTTCAAGGGCAACGAGCTGCTCACCCCTAAGACCGCCTCGATCCGCGCCTCGACGTCCTACTCGGCGTCCAGCAAGGCAAGGCCAGTGGCAGCGGGTGACGCCATCTTCTTCCCAGTCGACCGTGGGCAATTCTCCATGGTCAGGGAGTACCGCATCGACGCGGCATCGGGCGAGGCTTCCGCTGAGGACGCCACAGGGCACGTCCCTCAGTACGTCCCCGGCTCCATCATCAAGATGGCTGCATCGACCCATGAGGACATCCTCGTGGTGCAGGCGGATGGGAAGCCCGAGGAGCTGTTCGTCTACAAGTACTACTGGGCCAACAACGAGAAGCTCCAGGCTTCGTGGTCCAACTGGACGTTCCCTGGGGTGACCCGCATCCTCGACTTTGGGTTCATCTCCTCGCGCCTGATCATGATCGTTCAGCGTGGGGTCGAGACCATGATCGAGGCCATCGACGTCGAACCGGGTGGCGTGGACGACCATTCCACCTTCATCACCCACCTCGACCGCCGCTTCACCGTTGATGTCCCGAATCTCTCGGGCGTTGACTACGACCCCTACACCGACCTCACGTACATCCCCATGGACATCGACGTGTCGACTGGAGGTTACCTCTGTGTGACCGCTGGATCGACCAGTCCGGATGCCCTTAGGGTTGGACTGCAGATCGAGATCGTGGAGGCAGCGGCGGATCACATCGTCGTTCGGGGCAACCTGACCAAGACGCCTCTCAACTTCGGCACCCCGTACACCAAGCGATACCGGCTCTCCAACATCTTCATCCGGCAGCAGTCGCAGAACGGCGGAACCGCGGTCCTGTCCGAAGGGCGGCTCCAGCTCCTGCAACTGATCTTCCTTTACTCCAAGACCGCCTACTTCCGTATCGAGGTCACACCGCTGGCTCAGGCCACGCGATCCTACGTGACCAACGGGAGGATCATGGGCGACCCGGAGAACAAGGTCGACACAGTCACGCTGAGCGACGGTACGTGCCGCATCCCAATCCTCGCGAAGAACGACCGCGTTCAGGTCGACATCGTCAACGATAGCTACCTCCCCAGCTCTCTCCTGAGCGTCGAGTGGATCGGCAGCTACACAGCCAAGTCCAAAAGGATTTAATGATCACAATTCGCAGGGCCAAGGTGGCCGACGCTATCTTCCTGGCCCCGCGATTGCGGTCAGCAGATCGAGACGAGTGCAAGGCAGCCTTGGGCATGGAGCCCGAGGTTGTCCTGCCTCTTCTGGTCCAGCAGGGAAACTATGTCTGGGCTGGAGTTGAACCATCAGGTGAGGTCTTTGGCCTCTTCGGTGTCGACCCCAGCGGCCCCTACATGGGCATCGTCTGGATGGTCTCTTCGCCGGCCATCATGAACTACCGTCGAGAGCTTATCGGGCTGACCCCAAAGTGGCTGAAGAGGCTGCACAAGGTTCGCCCGCTGCTCGGCAATCACATCGACGCGCGCAACACCACGCACATCCGCTGGCTCAAGCGCATGGGCTTCTCGTTCCTGAGGACCCATGACGAGTTCGGCGTTGAGAAGCGTCCCTTCCACGAATTTGCAAGATTGAGGTCATAACGAATGTGCATTGGCGCAGTCGGTATGGCTGTTGCCCAGTTCGCTATGTCCGCTGCCAGCACCGCCGTTGGCTTCATGGGACAGCAGCAGCAGTACGAGGCGCAGCAGCAATACTACAAGAACAACCGTGACGCGGCGAACAAGGCTGCCGTCAACACCTACGCGACCAACCAGAACCGCGCGCTGCAAGAACGCAAGGCTGCCTCCCAGCAACAGCAGGACCTTAACACCGAGGCCTTGAAGGGTCGGGGAACCGCAGAAGTGGCAGCCGGCGAGGCTGGCGTGACAGGCCTTTCGGTCGACGCGCTGATCGCTGACTACTACGGGCAGCAGGGCCGCTACGAGCGCACCCTCGACAACAACTACCAGATGAACGCGGACTATCTCCGAGGCGAGATGGACAGCACCCAGGCGCAGGCCGAGGGCCGCATCAACTCGGTCCAGCAGGGCCAGAAGCCATCCTTCGCAGACGCCGCTATCCGCATCCTTGGAGGTGGTCTCGACGCATACGGAGGCTACCAACGAGCTAAGGCAGCAGGGACCGCTTAATGGCACAGCAAGGAAGAGTTCAAGTACCAGGCCTACAGGCTGACATTCAGCTTCGCCCAGCGCCGATGCAGTCCGACACCTACGCTCCCCCGCCGCAGCCGGCCAAGAACGAGAACCTGTTCCGTCTGGCTGATGCTCTGGGGGCCTTCTCGGGAACCATCGGGAACCTTGTGGGCGTCGTCGGGAAGAGCAGCAAGGAAGACCGAGCGCGGGAAGATGCCGCGTTCCAGATGCACATCGCCGGCCAGACCCTCGCGCAGACCCGCAAGGACATCGCTGACGGCAAGATGATGGTCACCGACGACAAGATCAGCAATGCTGCCCGCCAGTCGATCTACGGCGGCAAGTGGGCTGAAGGCCTCGCGGCTGACACCGACGCCGAACTTCAGACCTCCTTCGATTGGGACAACGGCAACCCCGAAGAGTTCCTGGCGAAGAAGTTCCAAGAGAACATCGAGAAGAGCGGCCTGACCGACCCGAACGCCCTCGCGGCTGCCGGCAAGGCTTGGGATGGCTACAAGACCGCGGTCTTGGCCAAACAGCAGAAATACAAGGTCGACCGGGTCAACCAGTCCAACACGGACAGCGCGTTCACCTACGTCAACGACAATGCCACCAAGCTGATTGCGGCTGGCGTTGAGCCGGGCAAGGTCGCGGCGCTCCTCACGAACGAACGCAAGACGCTCGGTGTCAAGGGCTCCCTCGGGGTCAACGACGAGACGCTGGATCAGGAGTATCTGAACACGGCTGCCCGGCTGGCCTCAACGAGCCCTGAGTATGCCGTTGCGCTGCTCGATCAGGAGTACGACGGACGCTCTGGAAAGACGTCCCTGTCCGCTCAGCGGCCCTATGCCGACCGTGTCCTCCAGATCAAGGCTGAGGCTGCCAAGGCCATTGGGCTTCGCCAGGACAAGGCACAGCAGGATGAGATCGACCATCAGGCCGACACCCTTCTGAGCGATGGCAAGCTCGACCGCGTCACCGACGTGACATGGTACGATCACAACCACGAGCAGAAGACCAAGCCCGCCGAGACCATCAAGAAGGAAGCGATGAACCGCTACCTCGACAGGTCCCAGCAGATCGCCTCGGTCAACAAAGAGACGCCCGACCAGACCATGGCTCGAGAGCTTCGCGTGTCGCAGCAGTCGGGCCTCGACCATCCTGGCCTCAAGGCTATTGTGACCGGCATCGCCCAGGCAGCCTCGATAGACATGAGCCAGAACCCAGACGCCATGTCGAGGGTGATGGACAAGGTCAAGATGGCAAGGTGGCTGATGAACACCTCGAAGAACACCTACATGGCCTACCTTAGCGAACCTGACCGTGACTTCATGGAAAGCTTCATGATCGCCAAGGACGAGCTGCCCGGTAAAGATGGCCGGCAGATGTCCGATGCGGGTGCCCTGGAGTTCGCCACGAGGACGTCTCAGCCTGTACAGGTGGACGGCCTGAACTTCACCAAGGCCCAGAACGACGCCATCGACCAGTCGGTCAAGAGCATCGGCACCAAGGACGGGTTCCTTGGCTTCTTCACGACCCTCACGCCGACCAACTCTGCGGCTGCCCAGCAGCGCGTAGCCTCCATCGCCAAGCGCCTCGTGCGTGGTGGCCTGGATCAGGACAAGGCCATTGAGGTCGCTGCCGACAGCGTCAAGCGCAACTCGATCACCTACAACGGAACCCTCCTGTCGCTCGGCAAGGTCGCCCTGCCCGACAACTACAAGGAGGCCCTTGACGGGATCATCGGGGACTTCGCCACGGAGAACCCAGGTGTGCTGAAGGATCACGACATCGGGGCTGGAGACATCTCCATCATCCCGGCGCAGGACATCAACAAGTCGGGCGGGCGCTTCATGCTTACCGACAAGAACACTGGCGTCCCGCTCATGGATGACAAGTCGGGGGAACCCTACTACGTCACCATCGGCACCATCCGGTCCCGTGGCAATTCCATGAAGGCTACGACCGACGCCAAGGCAGCGCAGGACATCTCGATCCGGGGTGTCGCAAAGACGCGCGGCCTCGTCCCGGTTCAGTCCGAAGACGGCAACGGTACGGTCTGGGTCGATCCCAAGACGCGCGAACACTTCGACATCACGCTTCCGACACCGGGCGGCAAGCCCCAGGTCAAGAAGCTCGGTCGCCGCGCTCCGGTCGACAGGACCAAGCCACTCTACGACGACAACGGCTTCATGCCGCCGCTGAGCCCTCGCGCCAGCAACTAACCCTCAGGCCCTCGGAACACCACCGGGGGCCTTTCCCTTTCATCAACACAGGACGCTCCCTGAATGCAGGTCACAGCAGAACAAGTCATCGCGGGCCTAACACGGCGCGGGGTGCCAGCGCACGTCGCCCAAGGCGTTGCGATGAACTTCAAGGACGAGAGCAGCTTCAACACTGACATCGTCGGTGACAACGGCAACGCCATCGGCCTCGCCCAGTGGAACGGGCAGCGCAAGGCCAACCTCGAAGCCTTCGCCCGCGACAACGGCAAGTCGGCCACGGACTTCAACACCCAGCTCGACTTCTTCATGAAGGAGAACACCAGCTCCGAAGCAGGCGCTTGGAACGAAGTCCTGAAGGCTGGATCAGCCGGTGACGCCGCAGCTCGCTTTGTCGAGTTCTGGGAGCGCCCGAGGGCCGACCATCTGGCTCGCCGCAAGGCTGCCTACGGTGGTGGCTCTGCCGACGTCCCCGCAATCGGGAATGGCTCGGCTGACATCTCGGTCCCCTCTGTTGAGCTGTCGCATTGGCAGACGAACACCCCTCGCGCGCCTGAGGTTGAAACCGCAGAGCCGGGCTTCTGGCAACTCCAGAAGGACGCCTACAACCGGGAGCAAACGCTGCCCTGGCTGGCTGTCCAGAACAAGCAGATCGACCCTGACCCGAACTGGTCTCTCGATCCGAAGCGCATTGGTCCTGACCTTGAAGCTCGCGGCATCCCCGTGTCCGAGGCCGAGACCTACTCCCACCGACTGTCGAGCGTCTCTGAGGCCGACTATCAGGACAACCTGGGCCGCGTGAAGGACGACTGGGATCGTGGCGTCAGGCTCTCCAACGCCGGCTTCACAGGCTCTGCCCTGAGCATCGCCAACAACATCCTCGACCCGGTGGCCCTAGGTGCCGACATCATGGCATCCACGGTCGCCCCTGAGATGGTCGTGGGCAATCGCGCTAGGCGTCTCGGCAGGGTCCTTGAAGGGGCCATGGCTGGCGCGGCTGGCGGCGCATCCTCGGTGGCCGTGAGTGCTGCCGTGAACCCGCACACCGACCAGAGCGATCTCCTCGCTGCGACCGTCTTCGGCTTCGGCATGGGCGGCGCTGTGGGTCACCTCTTCGGTCGCCCTGAGACCACCATGGAGGCTCTCTCCCTGGCCAAGGCTTCGCGCAACGCGGCTGAGGCTCACGAGGGCATCACCCTGCCGGGTTCCGTTGGTGCCGCTAAGGCTTCCCCGGCCCAGCCATTCCTCAACGAGGACGGCCTCGGGCTGCTCCAAGACAAGGACTTTGAGAAGACCTTCGGTGGTCGCTTCCGCGTGGACCTCTCGGCCCGTATGCAGGAAGACGCCAACCCGCTGGTCAAGGCTGCAGCCGGCCTCGTGCAGGACGGCACCGGCAAGGCCAACGGAGCGATCAACGCCATCTCGGCAAGCGAGGATATGACCCGCCTGTTCGAGGAGAAGATGATCTACCATCAACAGGTCTACACGACCCAGCTCCGCGACTTCGCCTCGCGCGCAGCCAAGGGGACGGGTAAGGACCAGATCGAGCGGGACTTCAACCGCAAGATCGACGCCTTCATCCGCGACCGGGCGTCGGGACGGACTGAGCGTTACGACCCCGCTGTCGTCAAGGCAGCCAACAAGCAGACCGAGCTGTACGCCGACGCGCTGGAGCTGATGAAGAACCCGTACATGCGCGAAGGCATTGCCGACGCTCGCCCGGTTCTCAACGCCGATGCGGTCAAGGCTGACAAGCACTTCGCCCCGCGCTTCTGGGACAGCCCCAAGCTTATCGAGGCCCGCAAGATGTTTGGCCCCGACGCGATCTCCAACCTCGTTGGTCGCGCCATGAAGTCCGCCAACACGGCTCTCGACGACACCCTGATCGAGCGCACCTCCAAGGCGTTCACCAATGCCATCCTCGACCGGGCTCATGGCCTGGACGACGTGACCCACTTCAACCTCAGCCAGGGCAACCTCGACGCCCTTCTGGAGATGCTTGAGGGCCACTACGGGCTGGTCAAGGAAGACACTGACGCTCTCCGCTGGCAGTTCGCCGGCAAGAGCCTGAAGGGCACCGACAAGGGCGCTGACGGGCACCTGAAGACGCGCCTGCTGCTGGACGAGCAGATGTCCCACACGATGAAGAACCAGCTCACCGGTACGATGGAGGAGCTGAAGCTTTCGGACCTATTCTCGACGGACGCCCGCGCCAACTTTACGCGCTACATGCGCAGCACCATGGGCCGAGTCTCTCTGGCCCGCTACCGCTACATCGACCCGGTGACCAAGGAGGTGCTGATCAACGGCATCACCAGCGACGGTGACTGGAACAAATACATGAAGCTGGTCGCGCTGAAGAACGCCGACCTCATCTCCGCAGGCAAGATTACCAAGGCCGAAGCAGCCACCAGCGTCAAGCGCATGGAGTTCGCCTACGCCTCGATCCTGGGCCGCCCAACCAACACCATGGATGCGACCAACGCCGGCTGGACCCTCAGGATGATCCGCAAGTTCAACTTCGCGCGCATCATGAACCAAGTCGGGTTCGCCCAGCTCTCCGAGATCGGGATGCCTATAGCGTCCCTCGGGTGGAAGGCCTCGTTGTCCCAAGCGCCGGCCCTGCGCCGCGTCCTGACGGATGATGGAGCTTCGATCCTGAAGTCCGGTTTGGCTGACGATCTGGAGGCGATCATGGGTGTGGGTGCTGACCGGCTCCTGCACAGCTCGAACTACAACCTCGAAGACCTGACCCACATCTACGACGAGCCGACCAAGACGTGGAAGGACGTTGTCGAACGTGGTCTGAACAAGGCCAACAAGTTCACCTCAGAAGTCTCGGGCCTCACCCAGGCGAACGTCATGCTGGAACGCTGGACCGCTGCGGCGATCATCCAGAGGTTCTCCGACATGGCGCACGGCGGCAAGGCATTCTCAGCCAAGCGGCTGGCCGACCTGGGCCTGACCAAGGACATGAACGACCGCGTCATGGCGATGTTCAAGACCGACGGAAACTTCGAGCATGAGACCGGCTTCATCACGGGCCGGAAGGTCACCCGCGCACACTTCGACAAGTGGGCCGATAAGGAGGCCCGCGAGGCTTTCATCCAGGCAGCCCACAGGCTTTCCCGTCAGGTGATCCAGAAGAACGACATCGGGAACATGGCGATGTGGATGTCTCATCCGCTTGCCAAAATCTTCATGCAGTTCCGCACGTTCATGGTCGGGGCCTACGCCAAGCAGACCCTGAAGGCGCTCAACATGCGCGATCCCATGGCGTTCCATCAGCTCATGATGACATCGGGCTTGGCCACGGCCTCCTACGTCGCCCAGATGAAGCTCCAGGCTATGGGCCGCGCCGACAAGGACAAGTTCCTCGAAGAGCGGCTGAGTGCCAAGAACCTGATGGCTGCCGGCTTCGCGCGGGCGGGCATGTCCTCGATCATTCCGATGCTCGTCGACAGTGGGCTCTACGCCTCCGGCAACAACGCGCTGTTCTCCTACACCCGCACGACGGGACAGGCGAGCAACATGGTCTTCGGCAACCCGACGTTTGGCGGTTTCGACGACTTCACGCAGGCAACTCGTGGTGTCGCCGGCCTGTTCCGCGAGGGTGACTGGTCGCAGGATGAGGCTCGGACACTGACCCGTATCCTTCCCTTCGGCAACGCTCTGCCGATTACGATGGGGCTCAACGCGGCGATCTCTGATCTGCCCAAGCATCCGCCCCGCCAGTAACCACAAACGTCACCTCAACGAGGCCCTCGGCTAACCACCGGGGGCCTTTCTCATTTCTCCACAAAGGGAACAAATGGCATCTCCTCTCAAGTCCATGGTCTTCTACGATGCCGATGGCGTCACGAAGGATTGGACTTTCGACTTCCCCTATCTCGACCGCGATCACATCAAGGTCTACGTCAATGGTGTCCCCTACGGCGATTTCGTGTGGATGGGCGTCTACTCCATCCGCTTCAACACTGCCATCGCGTCCGGCAAAATCAAGATTGCGCGCGAGACGCCCGCTGCGTCCCCCATCGTGACCATTGCAGACGGTTCCTCGCTTCGAGCGGTCGACCTCAATCGGGCACAGCTCCAGTCGCTCTACGTTGCCCAAGAGGCCGAGGACGTCGCGGTCCACATTGCCACCGGCGTCATCATCGCTCCCGAGAGTGATGCAGGCCGCGTCAACCTCGTGATCCCGTCGATTGAAGATCGGCGAAACAAGATCATGGGCTTCGATAGCGATGGTGCCTTCATGATCTACACCGAGGACAACATGCCGTCCGGCCCGCGCGGCCCTGAGGGCAACAAGGGTCCTACCGGTGACCAAGGTCCGATCGGCATCCAGGGTCCGCAAGGTCCTACTGGCGCGGTCGGCCCGAGGGGTCCTGAAGGTCCGCAGGGTCCGCAGGGTATCGTAGGTCCGCAGGGCCTCCAGGGTATCATTGGCCCGTCGTTCAACCCGAATGCTTTCGGAACTGGCAGCGACCGCGCCTCCTATGATGGCAGCCCCAAGGGCTTCGCCTACCTGTCCCTCAACGAGGGCCTGATGTACTGGAAGCTCTCGAACACGAGTGGCGACTGGTCCTCGGGCGTTGCCTTCGGTCAGGGTGCGCAGGGCGTCCAGGGTCCTCAGGGCGTGACTGGTGCGGTTGGCCCTATTGGCCCCGCAGGCCCGACTGGTCCGACTGGTCCGCAAGGCGTTCAGGGTGTCGTTGGCCCTACCGGCCCAGCCGGCGCTACTGGACCCGCAGGCACCTACGGGATGCTCTGGAAGGGCACCTACGTCGGCACGGCGAGCTACGACCCCAAAGACGTCGTCTACTGGGTTGGCGAGAGCTACATCCGCGTCAACACCGGGCCGACCGTCAACGTCCAACCGGACAACAGTACGTATTGGCAGAAGGTCGTATCGAAGGGTACGACCGGTGCAACTGGCGCTTCCGGTCCCGCTGGTCCCTCGGGTCCGCAGGGCAACGCCGGTCCCGCTGGTCCCCAGGGTCCTGCCGGCCCCACTGGACCGACTGGTCCTGCCGGCGCTCGCGGTCCTCAGGGTGACACTGGTCCCCAGGGTCCTGCAGGCGGCTCGAACGTCTACACCGGCACGTCCGACACCGAGACCGTGTACCCGATTGGTCACACGATGATTGTCGGCGGCACACCCGGCTTCGCTGGTACCCTCAACGCAACAGTTATCCTGAGCGGTAAATCGGGGACTTGGAGGAACCGGGGTTACTTCGTGGCGGCTCAACAAACCACCAGCAGCGGCGGTGGGTCGAGTGGTGGAACGACTACGTCAATTTCCAACGCCTACTACTGCCTAGTTCAAAGGGTCGCATAACATGACAGGTACTATCGACGTCGGTGCATCCGACCTCGGTAGGGAAACGCAGGGGGCTGGCTTTGACGGGCCAGCTCTCGTCTCCCCCACCCGCAATGGCCTCATGTCTGCAGCCGACAAGGTCAAGCTCAATGGCATTGAAGCGGGCGCTACAGGGGACCAAACCCCTACCGAAATACTCACTGCAATCAAGACCGTGGACGGGGCCGGAAGTGGGCTCGACGCAGACACCCTGGACGGACACGACACCAGCTATTTCCTGCCCGCCTCAAGCTACACCGCTGCGGATGTGCTGACCAAGATCAAGACGGTTGACGGCATCGGCTCTGGCCTCGACGCTGATCTTCTGGACGGTCTCGACAGCACCGCATTCGTTAAGGCAGACGGCTCGGTCGCAATGACCGGAACATTCACCGTGCAGGGCACTGCCCCGATGATCAAGTTCAACGACACGGATGCCGGGGCGCATGACTACTGGGTCCACGCCAACAGCAACCAGTTCTACGTTTTGGTCGACCGCAACGACGACGGTGGTTGGGATGTCCCACACGCTCTCCAGCTCGATAGCGTGAACAACATCGGCTATTGCTTCGGCGGTAAGATTTGGACGGCAAGCAACGACGGAGCTGGAAGCGGCCTCGACGCAGACCTGCTCGATGGGTTGAACTCCGAGGCCAGCGCCGGCACCGCAAACACGATTGCAGCGCGCAATCCTTCCGGCGATATCTTCGCGCGTCTCTTCCGCTCGGAATATACGGTGGCCAACACCACAATCGCCTATCTTAGCGGGCAGAACGCCATCGGCGCGGGGGCCACCGACAACTACATCCGTCCGATTGCCATCGGCTCAGTTGCGGCCCAACTGGCTGCCTCTGGGGCCATCTACGACAGGATCGAACTCAGGGGCTCACAGTGGGGTCAGTACTGGGTCACCAACGGGACCGCAGACGCGATTGCCGGGATGGCTGTCGGAGCTGTCGGAACCTATGCCCTCTTGAAGAGGGTACCTCTCGTCACCTCGAACCCTGGCGATACCACCGCAGGGTCTAACCTTCAGTACGCGAATGCCGGCACCGTGGGTGCAAGCACCAGCCCGGCTGGCACTTGGCGCTGCATGGGTAGGAACGGCACGGGCAATGACGACAACGCCGTTACAATCTGGCTGAGGATTTCTTAATGGACTACCGCAATGCCACCTTCAATGCGGCTGGCACAATCGACTGTGAGGTCGACCACCGGGTCTACGGCTGGATACCCTTCACGGCATCTCCAGACGACACTGAGGAGTACGGCAGGGACATCTTTGCCGCAGCCTCGGCTGACGCAACTCCATACGTCCCACCACCGCCACCGTCGACTGAAGAGGTCAGGGCCTCGATGCCCCCGCTATCCCCACGACAGCTCCGTCTGGCGCTGCTCTCCATCGGCCTCCACGAGGCTGACGTCGACATGAAGCTGGTCAACGATCCGGCTGGCATGGTCGAGTGGAAATACGCCACCTACTTCAAGCGATCGCATCCGCTTGTCGAGGGCCTCGGTGCCCTCTTCTTCATCACCGCAGATCAGATCGACAGCCTCTGGCTATGGGCGGCTGAGCTGTGATCCTCAACCTAATCTCAGGAACAACCACCGTGGAAAGCACCACCGCTGCGGTCGCCGTCTCCGCAGTCGCAAGCCCTGTGTGGCTCCCCTGGCTCCACGCAGCTTCTGACGGCGCTGCACTCATCGCACCCATCCTCGGCACCATCTGGCTGGTCGTTCAGATCGGCAGCAAGGTCCGTGAAATGGCCCGAAAGGACAAAGAATGAAGACCGACACCAACGCCCTCGGGGCGCTCTTCGACACCTTCGCTAACCAGCTCAAGACCATCCTGACGGAAGGCCGCACGGTCGTCGACAAGGAGACCGGAGATGCCGTCAAGGTGACGCCCGATGCGGCGTCCCTGAACGTCATCCTGAACTTCCTAAAGCACACCGGCACGACCGTCGCTCCCGGCACCCACAAGGTGGTCAACGACATCGTCGCCAATCTGCCGTTTGACGGCTCCGAACATCAGGAACGGTTCAACTAATGAACATCACCGCCCAGAACACCTTCACCACGCCGGTCCTCGTCCAGGCTGGCAACTCCTTCGACATCTCCATCAGCGGCACCTTCGTGGCGTCGGTGGTCCTGCAGCGTTCCAAGGATCAGGTCACATGGATGGACGTCGAGACGAACACCGCGCCGGTCGAGAAGACGGGCTCCGCAGGCTCGGCCTGGTACTTCCGCCTCGGCATCAAGACTGGGGGTTACACCTCGGGCACCGTGGCCGCTGACATCTTCGACTAATGGCGCATATCAAGGCTGTTGCGGGGGTCGCTGTGAGAAGCGTCCTCCGTAACGTCCTACTCTCGACCACGTCATCCACCCCGCTGGCCTCGCTCTACATGGGGCAAGTCGCCACGCGGTGCCGCATTCCGACAAACAGCTCGACCACCAACAAGCAGGCCAACAGCCGCACCTACCACATTGCTCGGGACGACATTACGTCGCTCAAGATCGAGCTGCCGGCGTGGTACTGGTATCGCACCTCGACCAAGCTTGAGACCAACGTCACCGGGTCGATCACCTACACGGCCTCCATCGAATACCCTGCTGGCACGTTCACCCAGGTCAAGTTCGGTGGCGCTAACTCAGGCATTGCCACCGGCTCGGCTGCCCCTGCCGGCACACCTCTCCTGTCCGATTGGGTCAACGTCAACATCCCCAATGGGGCCGGCTTCTGGGTCCGCACCTTCGCTAACGCCACCCATGCCATCGTGTTCGCGGACGCCTCCGCTGGGACCAACTTCTGGACCTGTGACTTCGCCAACGGCGAGGCCTACGAGTACGCCGCCTCCGGTGTCACCGACAAGACGATGGGGGGCACCCTGGTCCCGAACAAGACCACCAACGATGCCGCCATCTTCCACCCAACGGCCATCGTCGGGATGACCCGCAAGGCCTCTGTCCTGCTCATTGGCGACAGCCGCGTGGCGGGCTTCGGCGACTTCTTCAACGCCGCTGGCGACACTGGTGAGCTGGCACGGTCGATTGGCCCTTCCCTGGCCTACATCAACGCCGGTTCGGCTGGTGACACCCTGTCGGAGTTCATCGCCTCCAGCACCCAGAGGAAGGCTCTCCAGCAGTACTGCTCGCACGTAGTGGTTCAGACCGCGATCAACGCGCTGCGCTCTGGCACCGGACAGAACAAGACCGCCGCCACCGTCCTGGCTGAGCAGCAGACGATCCTCGGCTACTTCGCCGGCAAGGGTCGGTTCACCACGACGACCGAGCCCTGCACGACCTCCAACGATAGCTGGGCATCCCCGACTGGGCAGACGCTCAACACGAACGTTGCTCAGATCACCGCGTACAACGACGCCATCCGCGCCGGGGTCGCCGGGTCCCTGGGCTACTTCGAGATCGCTGACGTGTCCGAGACGGCCCGCAACAGCGGCAAGTGGAAGTCCGATGGCACGGCCAGCAAGTGGACCGCTGACGGCCTCCACGCATCCCCATTCGGTTACGCCTCGATCCAGTCGAGCGGAGCCGTCGATCCTTCCCGCTTCACGCGGTAGGCAGCCCTCAGGAGAGGCTTCAGGTCCATTCCGGCCCACTGATGCCCCAAGCTCATAGAGCCTCTCCTGACCCCCTCCCCGCCCTGCACAACTAGGAGCAAATGACCAAGCAGACGCTATCCGCCTCGACCTCGCTGTCGTCGCAGAAGGACCCTCTACTCGACTTCAGAAACTTCCTCTACGTCGTGTGGAAACATCTCAATCTGCCGGACCCGACAAGGGTTCAGTACGATATCGCCTCTTTCCTGCAGCATGGCCCGAAGCGCCTCATCATTGAAGCCTTCCGTGGCGTCGGCAAGTCCTGGGTCACCTCGGCCTTCGTCTGCTGGCTGCTCTATTGCGATCCCCAAACCAAGGTCCTCGTCATCTCGGCCTCGAAGCAGCGCTCCGATGACTTCTCGACCTTCACCATGCGCCTCATCTTCGAGATGGAGCTTCTGGCTCACCTGAGGCCCGGCCCCGATCAGCGCCAGTCCAAGGTCGCCTTCGACGTCGGCCCGGCCCGTGCATCGCACAGCCCCTCGGTCAAGTCCCTGGGCATCACCTCGCAGATCGCCGGTTCACGCGCCAACGTGATCATCGCGGACGACATTGAGGTCCCGAACAATTCCGACACCCACCTGAAGCGCGAGAAGCTGTCCGAACAGATCAAAGAGTTCGACGCCGTGCTGTCGCCGGGTGGCCGCATCATCTACCTTGGCACCCCGCAGACCGAGCAGTCGATCTACAACCTCCTGCCCGACCGTGGCTACGTCTGCCGCATCTGGCCGGCTCGCTTCCCCGACGAGGAGCGCCGCGCCAAGTACGGCTCCAAGCTGGCCCCGTTCATTGGCCGGCTGCTGGACGACACGCCCGACCTCGTTGGTGGCCCTACCGATCCCCAAAGGTTCACTGACGTGGACCTGAACGAGCGTGAGATGTCCTATGGGCGCTCAGGCTTCGCCCTTCAGTTCTACCTAGACACCAGCCTCTCTGACGAGGATCGCTTCCCGCTGAAGCTATCAGATCTGATTGTCATGGGGCTCAACCCTCGCAAGGCACCGAGAGAGGTCGTGTGGGGCTCCGGTCCCGATCAGGTCATCGAGAAGCTGCCAATGGTTGGCCTTCCAGGCGACCGGCTGTACCGCCCGATCTTCACCGACAAGGACTTCGTCGACTATGACGGCACCGCCATGTTCGTCGACCCCTCGGGCCGAGGCAAGGACGAGACCGCCTGGGCTGTGGTCAAGATGCTCAACGGCATCCTGTACCTCACCGCTGTTGGTGGCATCAGGGGCCACGGCTATGACGACGCTGCCCTGGACAAGATACTCGACTGCGCCAAGGAACAGGACGTCAACGTCATCAAGGTCGAGCCCAACTACGGCGACGGCATGTTCGCCCAGCTCCTCCGCTCCCGAGCCCAGCTCCGCTACCCGGTCCTGATCGAGGATGCTGAGTGGTCGAAGGCCCAGAAGGAGGCCCGCATCATCGACACCCTGGAGCCGATCATGAACCAGCACAGACTGGTGGTCGATCCCAAGGTCATCGAATGGGACTACGACAGCACGGCTGCTCTGCCAACCGACGAGGTCAACAAATACCGGCTGTTCTACCAGATGACCCGGATCACCAAGAACCGGGGAGCCCTGGCTCATGACGACAGGCTTGATGCTGTTGCTGGCTGTGTCGCCTACTGGCTGGAATGGATGGCTAGGAACACGACTGTGGCTGTCGAGACCCGCAAGCAGGAGCTGCTCGACCTCGAACTGGCTAAGTTCATGGAGACAGCCCTCGGTGGCTCCCTTCGGTCGCCCCCTCGGTTCGCCCTCTAGTCCACCTTCAGGACACCCTTCAATTCCATACCACCCCCACTAGCACTACCCCGATGGTTCCCCTTAGGGTTACCCTTAAGTGGCACCTGATTGGAGCCCTTAGGTTGACCCCTAGGTGGGACCTGATAGCCACCCGAAGCTGCCCTGGAGTTCTCCCCAAGGTGGCCTAGGGTGGCTTAGGGGACATAGGGACACAGGAGTCAGTCGAGGTCAGGCAAGAGGACCCCCTCCTCCTTGGCAGCCAGCCTGAAGAGCCTTCGGACCTCCTGGGCGGAAGCCTTATGCTCCCCGAAGGCGACAATGCTCTCGACCGCCTGTCGCCACTTCGGTCCCCTCTTGGTGAACTTCAACAGCACCTCGCCGGCTGCCTCTACGTTCGAGACGTTGTGCCGACCGTTGGGTGCCCTGATGGGGACGACGGGTGAGAACCAATGGAGGGGGATGGTGGCTTCCTTTTGGTGGCAAGTTCATGTGCGACCTCGGCCCTGTCAAGGGTCTCCAATTGCGCCACCCAGGGTTCAGGCAGAGTCAACTCCACACGCAGACCCAGGACCGTCGGGATTTGCTTCCGAAAGTCCTTCGACCGGATGAGCAGCAACCATGCTCGATGCTCGAATGAAACCATAAAGCCTAACTTAAGTTGGGCCTGAGGGTTCCACTTTACTCGTGAAGGTCGAAGACCAGGAACACCTGATCGCTCGCTGCAATACTGATCATCAACTCAATCAGCTCACAGTCGGTCTCGGTTAGATAAGGGCCTTCCCTACGAACTGCTTCGAGGGTCGCCTTAACGGAGACCACACTGCCCACGGGGGCGTCTTTCAAAACTGCGCGGATGATGTCCCCAGCGGCGTGTAACGGTAGACGGGATGTCTCTGCATCCATGATCGCCTCCTACCCCTAGACCTTGATCGTGCGCTACTTTTTAAAAAAATCAAGAGCTGGAATCGTACAAAGGGGGCCGGAATGTTTGGTGCAAATTTCTGAGCGGGTGATCGGATAACTGGTACGCGCGCCGGCCCCCCGTACGCCCTCGTCCAGCCACGCATTTATCCGTGCCCGCGTGGGACGTGATGCGGGCGTGATGCGGGCGTTCTCCCACACAAATTCCCACACATGAGGCGCAACGCCATGCAATCCAAGGCCTTGCAAGGGATGAGGGAACCCTTAGGGCACCATGAGGCGCACCCATCGGGCACCATGAGGCGGCACATAGGGGCTGTGGAATGCCCGTTCTAGGCATGGAATGTTCATTCCCTTGTCTGCCAATCGGTGTATTTGCCTTGTGTCGCACCATGAGCCCGCGCTAGGTCGACCCTAAGTCCATCGGAAGGGTTGACGAATGGGTTTCGATTGGGTGGCGCTTTGGGTGGCGGCATTGGGTGGCGCTTTGGCTTGCGCTGGCGTGGCGCGTTGGCGCGTCGGCGATAAGGTCGGCGCAACATGCTGCGCTTTCATGGTCGTTAGCGTGGTCGCGTTGCTCATCAGAAGCCCGAACTAATCCCACAAGTGCAACGTTTAGGGCATTCCGCGGTCTTTTGCTGAATTTTGTTTCGTTTTGATTTCAAGGGCTTAGGCCATAATCGAGCCCTATCTGTCGTTTTTTTCAATCATCCCACTTGCGCAATCATCCCGCTTCGGTCTATCTATTGGTCATCGAACGAAGCGGTTCGGGGCGGCGAGGTTCTCGGGTTCCACTAGACCAGCTTCATCGGTACGGAATTAGGGCACACCAAGGGGTGCCAAACTAAAGACTGGCTGACTATCGCCTCTCTGTTCTTTGAAGCCGCAAACACGGGCAAAGCCGCCCTAGGCACTGAATATCGTAATCTCTACCATCCACTGGCGCGAAAGTTGCGGCAAAGGGACGGATCAAGCGGGATTAGAGCGGACCCTATCGGTCACACAACGGCAAGCCTTGGCGGCACCGGAAGTGACACGGGAAAGTGACAATCTGCGGTGCCCGGTTCCTAGCCTTAAGACTGTGCCAAAGAGGCAAGGCGAAAGCCTTCCCTACAATCTGCCTATGCGGTGCCCAAGGGTGCCGCCAAGGCATTCCAGAGTGTCGGACAACCGGCCTTCTGGCATGTCTTGAAAGGGTTTCAACATGACAACAATCCACACCACGTTCTGGCAAGAGCGGCGGCAAGCGGTGCGCAATGCGTCCATCAAGTGGACAGTGCGCGATAGCAACCGCCAGCGCAGCTACAACAGCGAGGCAAAGCACCTTCATCCTAAGGCCGGTCGGTTCGCTGACAGGCAAGCGGCCAAAGGCTTCGCCAGACTGTGCGCAAAGATCGCCATTCGCCACATGGTCGCAACCGGCGTGATTGCCGATTATGACAAGGTGACGCAAGAGGCGGTGCGGGCTTCATTCAAGGCCGCGCTGACTAAGGAAGACCGCGCCGTATGCGACGGTTGCTCGGGTGGCGTCTACTTCGCCCGATGGGGCTGGGCGGACACAACCATCGCCCATGAGGTGGCGCATTGGGCTGACCAATGGGCGCACAAGCTGGGCGGTCGAGCAACCCTGTCCAGCTATGAGCCGCACGGCGCTAAGTGGCGCGGCTGGTACACCTTCATTCTTGCCGCCGCGTCGGATCGCTTCACAGTCGAGGGGATCAAACGGGGCTGGGCGGCGGATCGCCTGCCAATTCTCATGCCATAGCTTTGCCCATTCCACTGCACTGTCGGGACGTTCTCGCCAGTGTAGAGGTATGCGCAACGTCAACCACAACGTGAGGTTCTCACATGGCTAAGCTGTTCAAGTCCAAGACCATCCGCTCGGGTGGCAACGCGAAGACCATCAAAGGCGACAAGATGGGCGAGTATGAAACCGCCATCATGTACCTTGCGCCGGCTGCCCAGTCGCTGCTCGGCAACGTCTGCCCAATGGCTGTCACTGCAGGGTGTGAAATGGGCTGCCTGTCAAAGGCTGGCCGCGCTGGCATGTTCTCGTCGATTGTCGAGGCGCGGATTGCCAAGACCCAACGGTATTTCAGGGACCGGGCGCAGTTCATGGCCGATCTGGTCAAGGACGTCGCCGCCTTCGTTCGCTACTGCGAGCGCAAGGGCATCAAGCCAGCGGTTCGCCTCAACGGCACGTCTGACATTCAGTGGGAAGTGGCGCACCCTTGCTACCGCGACGGCGAGCGCTTCGGGTCCATCTTCGAGGCGTTCCCTGAGGTGCAATTCTACGACTACACCAAGATTTACAAGCGGGTCAGCCGCAAGCTGCCGGCCAACTACACCTTGACCCTGTCCTATAGCGAGGCGAACCGCGCCTATGCTGACGAGATCAAGAAGGCCGCCACATGGTCCCGCGTCAACGTGGCCGTGGTCTTCCGGTCTAAGGCTGTCCGCGACAGCTACATGGCGACCACGTTCGAGGGTGTCGAGGTGTTGGACGGCGACGAAACCGACATGCGCTTCCTAGATCCTAAGGGGCACACTCACGTCATCGGCCTGTACGCCAAAGGGCCGGCCAAGAAGGACACTTCTGGCTTCGTTATCGACTAACCATTCCACTGTCGCAACCGTTCCCTGAGCGCATCGGTCGAGTGTCCTCCAGCACTGGCCGGTGTCGCTCGGGCAAGAGGATCACCATGCCGCAACCTGAAACCCTGCTCGCCGTTGTCCTGTGGTCGGGCCTGATCACCTTCTGCGCCGTCTTCTTCATCGCAACCCTGAAGGCACCCCAATGAGCCGCACCAAGCAACCGCGCCCCTATTACACCCTCGTCGCTCATGAGGGCGACCACATCGCCGACAACCCTTGGGCCATCGCCTTCGGTGACTACGACTTGGACACCGTGAAGGCCGAGCGCGACGAGTACCGCGACAAGGGCTGGAAGGCCAAGGAACTCAAAATCATCACCACGACCGACCAGCAGGCCGACATTGACGCCGCTGTCTTCGAACTCAACGAGGCAAGCCACAAATGAAGGTCCAATATCTCGAAATCCGCCCCTGCGTCGAACACGACGGGGCAACCCACAGCTTCAGGGGTGAGCCAAACCCCACCTACGAGTTCTTCACACCCGAGGGTGCCGAGGAGGCGGCTGAAGCCTTCCGCGCTGCACAGAACGGCGAGGCCGGCCCAGTCTTCTGGACCATCTACGGGATCGACACCGAGGGGCTGGCCCAGGCCATTGGCGACTTCGTATCGCAGGATGCCGCCTTTGAGACGCTGTACGCAATCCTCGGCGTCATGGTCGACGCTCGTGACATCCTCGAAGCCTCAAGGGTCCGCATAGCTGACGACGACGACCACGGGGAGCGCATCAGCAACGCGTCAGCGGTCCTCGAAGACTTCATCAACCAGTGCAGCAACTCGGAGCGCATCTGATGACCACCTACATCTGCCAGCGCCTCGACCAGTACACCGAACGGGGCAACAAGTGGGCGCTGCGCGCTGCCCACACCACCGGGGCAACGACGCTCCTCGGCTTCCACAAGACACGCAAGGCCTGCGTCACCGTCGCCCGCCTCTTGGCTGGCCGGCAGGGCAAGGTCGAGGTCCGCGACAAGGCCACTCGGGTCACTGCCTGGAGGATCGAGCCATGAAGTTCAAGTCAATGATCTGGTATCGCAACGCCACCGGGTCGCTGCGGTCTTCGGGCGATCTGCTCGATCCCGTGTATGAGGCCTGCGGGTCACTCGACGCGGCCCACAAGGCGCTCCATCGGGCAACCCCTTTCGTGCGCTCGAAGGCCATCAGCGTGGTCGTCACCGTTTGCGTCCCGAACACCGGCTCCTACCCGGTCAAGTCCGCGCTAGGCCGCGACCCATACCTCTACGGCGGCACCAAGGAATACTTCGTCGACCAGCTCGTCGGGGTGCCAGCATGACCCTCTGGGAGTTCATCCAGCTCGTCGTCGGCGGCTACGCCTTTGTCTGCCTGTTCACCGCTTGGTGGCTCGTCAAGGCGACTTAAGTCGAAACTCGCATTTGCAAGCAAAACTCAAATTCAACGTTGACACCTCACACGGAGGAAGATATTCCTATGCACATCATCAACGAGCAATTCCTCACCGAGGGCCGCGCCGCCGCATGGATGCGTGACTACTCGGACACCTACCGCCCCTCGACCTTCGGCACCCGGCTGACCAAGCGGCGCTCGCGCTGCGGCCAGTACTGGGAAGTCGTCGGCTCGCGGTTCGTCCAATGATCCGCTTCGTCTGCAACCAACCGAACCTTCAGCAACTCTCAAGGGAAACCATCATGAACAAGTTCCGCATCGGCCAGAAAGTCCGCATCACCAACACCCTGTTTGTCAACGGCAAGGGCGGCAAGGGCTTCAGCTTTGGCGACGTCGTCGAGATCATCGAGCTTGACAGGACTGGACACTGGCCGATCCACGCCAAGACCGCTGACGGCAGCACTGGTCTGCTCGGCTACAACGAGGTCGATGCTGTCGAGGAGCCCGCCAAGGAGCCCACCGCGCCCATGGCCAAGGCTGTCCTCGATCTGCTGCGCCGAAAGGGCGCGATCACCTCGCTCGAAGCCCAGGGCGTCCTGCGCTGCCGCCAGTTGCCGGCGCGCGTCCTCGACCTCAAGCGCCTAGGCCACAAGATCGTGACCGAGATGAAGATGGACCCGACCGGCCAGAAGTACGCCCGCTATCACTTGCAGGCGGCGTGAACCTTAGCCGGGGAGTGTGAGTTAGTACTAATGTTCCCTTCGCACTCCCTCTCGGGTGCCCCTACGTACCACCCTTTTGGTTCAGAAGGGAAAGCAATGCCGAACGTGACCGCAAAGGAGAGAATGAAGCGATGCGCCGTGATCGAGCTTATCCTCGGCGCGTGTGCGGAGTTGACCGCACTTGGTGAGAACCGGGACTTGCATCTAGTCCTTATGGCGATACGCCTCGGCAACTACCAGAAGCGGCCCATGGATGTGACGGCGCTCGCTGCGACAACGAGCCTGCCACGGACCACTGTGATCCGCCACATAAAGGCTCTGGAGGGGCTTGAAAGGATCAGGGTGGTGAACACCGGGCGTCGGGCAGTTCCGATCCTCGTTGGCACCGATAGGCCACTAGTAAAGGGCTTCTACAGCCGCCTGGAACAGCTCATCATATCAGCGGCTGCTAACCTGTCCAAAGTGGACAGTTCACAGGTGGACACAAAACGTAAAGAAATGTTAACGACCAGCCAGCCGTCCCACTTGCGGGATAGAGGCCAACTCAGGGAATGATTTATCATGTTGCAGAAGTTCGAGGCCATCCTCGTTCAGCTTACTCGTATTGCCGATGCTTTGGAGAATGGTCGGGGGTCTGCGCCGGGGGTCAGCGCAGCAACTCCCAGCAACCCCTACGCCAGCCCTGATCTGCCGGTTGGCTTTAATACAGTCCTTGGCTATCTGGCCGAGGTCAACCCGGAAGCCCTTGATTTGATGGGCGATCCGATTGCGGACACGCAGAGGGACGGATACTGGCTCACGCATCAAGCCAGCCGCCGAGACATCCAGATCATCTCGGTTGAGGCCCCGGCCCCTTTGAAGGCTGTCGGGATCGAGATGGTCAACGCATATCCAGTTGAGTTGCTGCGGAAACGCCTGGGCGAATAAGCCTACGCCGCAGAGGAGCATAACAGGGACCATGAGGGGGATGATCGCGGCTACGTGATTGTCCCCTTCTTGCAAAGGATGCGGCTCAAGAGTATCTAGCACAGGCACATCATGTGAGGGACAGCTAATGAACACCTTTGCCGGTCGTCAGACCGAGAACAAGACAGCGCGGCGACTGCTCTCCTTTATCGAGGAGTTCGGCAAGCTCGACGCGGAAATGCAAATCCAACAGATCGCGGTGTATCTCCATGTCATGGGCAAACCTGACAGCACCATGCGAGAACTCGAACAGGCGACTGGCCTCAGCTCGTCGTCGGTCAGCCGGAACGTCTCCGCGCTGTCCAAGACGCACCGTAAGGGGCAGCCGGGGCACGACCTCGTCACCACCTATGAGGACGCGATGGATCGCCGGATCAAGCGCGTCAAGCCGACGCCTAAGGGCACCAAAGTCTTCAACACGCTCATCAGCATCCTAGGGAGCTAACATGGCAATCACTCAGCGCGGCAGCGGCTTTCAGGCCGAGTTCGTTATCAAGGGCACCCGCTATCGCAAACAGTTCGACAAGCACGATCTGGCTGAGAAGTGGGAGCTGGAAACCCGAACGGCACTCAAGCTGGGCAAGCCCCTGCCTGAGGGTCCTGAGGAACAGATCGGCGGCAGCGATGCGGGCACCATAGGGAACGCCCTGCGCGCAGCCAAAGAGAAGCGATGGGCATACCAGCGCGGCTCCACTCGAACTGTCCTCAATGCCGAGAAGTTCGTCGAGTGGGTCGGTGCCAAGACGCTGGCCAAGGCTGCACTACACGAGGACAAAATCCACGAGTTCGTGCGCCACCTCAAGACCGAACGGAAGGTCTCTGGCGCGACCATCAACCGATACCTCTCGTGTATCTCGGTGCTGATCAAGTTCGCCCGCGTCGAGCGGCCCGATCTGCCCTATCAGGAGAAGGGTGCCAACCGGCTCCGCTTCTTCACCGAGGAGGAGGTAGAGATGGTCATCCAAACGCTGACCCTCTGGGGCAAGCTGGCCGAGCGGGACCTGTTCATCTTCCTGATCGACACGGGCGCTCGCCCCTACTCGGAAGGCACCTCGGCGCGCTGGTCTCAGTTCCGCGACCGCACGGTCACCTTCGGGGAGCTTCAGCTCACCAAGACGGGCAAGGCCAGGACGATCCCGCTCACCACCCGAGCCCTCGAAGCGGTAGCCCGCCGGAAGGCCCTAAAGGGGAACCAAGAGGGGCCGTGGACCGACGTCACCGAGTGGCAGATGATCGAGCTATGGCGCAGCGTTCGCGAACACCTCCCGCAGCTTGCGGACACCGTGGTCTACACATGCCGGCACACCTGTGCGTCGTGGCAAGTGCAGCGCGGCGTCGACCTCCTGCGCGTCAAGGAATGGATGGGGCATAACGCCTACCAGACCACGCTCGGCTACGCCCACCTCGCGCCTAAGCACCTCATGGACAACCTCGCTGTCCTTGAGGGTGGTGCAGGGCCGGCCCTTCGTGTAGTCAAATAGAGGCACCTCGGGGTCGCGACCCGAGCGACGAGTGAAATCGTGACAGGCGGGGAGAGACCCGCACAAATCTTAGGATCGACCCATGCTCCTCACCATTCTCTCCTACGTTGTCCTCGGTGCGCTGCCCCCGTTAGGCGCGATCCTCATTGCCCTCGGCGGCTCTGCCCTGGCCGACGCCATCGGGTTGACAAAGTATTAGATTTCCCACACGTCAAAACCGCGTGGGAGATACGTGGGAGAAAGTGGGAAATTCCCACCCATGTGGGAGTGGGCGTGGCGGAATTGGTATACGCAGCAGACTTAAAATCTGCCGGTGTTTCAAGCACTTACGGGTTCAAGTCCCGTCGCCCACACCAACCCAAAAAAGGGACTTAAAATCCCTCGATCTCTGATCGTACGGGTTCGATTCCCGTCGTCCGCACCACCCTTCGCTCTTCGAGCTTCGGGTGGCAGGCCGCCCAAAGCTCGGCTCCGTCAGACTGCCCGCACGGGCTCGCCGCCGCATATGCCGCGTGAGCTGCTGATCCGATAAGTCTTCGACGTCATCCTCGAAGTGATTTCAAACGGGGCGCCGGATTTCCAGCGCCGGATCGCAGGCGGCATGTCTTTTATTGCCGACGACGTCGCTACAGTCGCATCAGCCGGCAATTCCATCGCCATTATGCCCGTGATTGGGCGGTACGGCGCCGAAGCAGCGGTTCTCACGCCACCTTTCGAGCGGGCCGACAGCCGCCTGCGCAATCGCAAAGCTATTTCGGAACGGGCAATGACAATAACGATAGATAGAAACGCCAGCTGGCGCGACATCGCACGCGTGAGCGAAGGCGAATCCCTGGCGCTTAGCCGGGCAGCTTGGGAGAGGATCGCCTTCGCGAACCAGATCGTGGCGGCCATCGTCGAAAAAGGCATCCGCGCCTATGGCGTCAATACCGGGGTCGGCGCCTTGGCAAGCAAGGTCGTGGCGCCTGCCCTGCAAAAGAAACTGTCGCGCAATATCATTCGCAGTCACGCCTGCGGCGTGGGCGACCTTGTGCCGAGACGCGGCGTGCGCGCCATCATTGCCGCTCAAGTGGCAAATTTCGCGCACGGCCATTCGGGCGTGAGCCCTGCGATCGTCCGCAATTTGCTCACCTTTATCGAGCGCGACTGCGTTCCCGACGTGCCATCCCGGGGATCGGCCGGGTATTTGACCCACAACGCGCATGTAGCACTGGTCCTGATCGGCGAAGGCAGTGCAACCGTGGCAGGCCGCTCCATGAGCGGGCTCGAGGCCCTGGCTGAAATGGGTCTGGAGCCATTGGAGCTTGGCGCCAAGGAGGGCTTGAGCCTCGTCAACGGCACCGCATGCGCAACAGGCCTGACAAGCATCGCCGTGCTGCGCGCCGAGCGTTTGTTGGGATGGGCTGATGCGGCGGCGGCTTTGACACTTGAAGCCGCAGGCGCGCAAATGCCGGCTTTTGGCGAGGCAATCCTGGCAATGAGGCCCTCACCCGGCATTCAGGGCGTGGGCAAATCGCTGCGTGGCTGGCTTCATGGCAGCGAACTTATCGCGCTGGCACACGGCAGTCGCACGCAAGACGCACTCAGTCTTCGCGCCGTGCCGCATGTTCATGGCGCCGCCCGGGAGGTGCTGGACCGGTCCGCCGAGCTTGTCGACCGCGAACTGGCTGCCGTCACCGACAATCCGGCGGTATTCGGGTCTTTGAACGACCCTCAGGTCGTTTCAGAGGCGCATGCGGTTGCGCCGGCCCTCGGGCAGGCCGCTGACGGCCTGACCATCGCCTTGGCTCAGGTGGCTGGAATGAGCGAGCGTCGGATCGATCGTCTCGTCAATCCGCTTGTCAACAATTTGCCGGCCTTCCTCGCCGACGAGGACGGAGCCAATTCCGGCTTCATGATCGCCCAATACACGGCCACATCGCTCAGCAACGTCAATCGGCGTTTGGCCGCCCCGGCGGCGACCGACGGCGGCGTCACATCCGGCCTGCAAGAGGATTTTCTGGCTCATCCAACCGTCGCGGCCAACAAGCTGCTGGCGGTTATCGACAACGCCGAATACATTCTCGCGATCGAGCTCATGGCAGCCGCGCAGGCCCATGATTTTCTGGCGGTGCGCGGTGCACGCGCGCCTGGTACCGATGCCATCTACCAAATGGTCCGGGGCAATATCGCACACTATTCCGACGACCGGCCTCTGTCCCGGGACATGGAAGCCTTGCGCAACTTCATCCGCGAAATGGACGTGCCGGCCTGTCCGCGGCACAGTTCGTAAGGCGAATGCTCGGCCAGCTTCGAGCGGCCAGGCCTTCATCGGGTTCGGCTTCAGACGCTGGACCAGGATGATCGCCTTGGCATCGACGATGCGGTCGTCGGCTATGCCGGCCAGCTTCGTCGAGCGGCATTGTCCAGGACCCCGATGTCCTCGCCCTCTTCCGGGCAACCGCATCGAGGACGGCCAGCCGCATTCGTTTTAGCAAAGGCGAAACAAAGGATGCATTTCCGCGTTGAGGATCGTCAAAACGGCGGGAGATTTTTGAAAATGGATCCGGCAACTGCGGCAGTGATGGTCTTGCTCCAGTGCAGCCCGGTTGAGGGTTCTGTCTGCAAACCCGTCGATATGGCGCCAACCATGTATGCGTCGCTCGACTTATGCATGGCTTCGCTGAAGGACAGGCTGGCAAGCGCTCCGAACGGCGAAACCGTTGGCCGGTGTCGCCTCGTCGATACGACCGTCACAGATGGCTTGCCGGTTGGCTATACAAGGGTTTTTGTGACTCGCGGGCTGGGCGACGACGCCATCACCAGCAGCTACGTCGTACAGCGCGAGCGTTAGCGCCTCGTTCCCGCTGCCCTAAGGCGGGCGTCTGCCCTGTTTGCTAGATGCGCGTAGCGCCAGTCTCCTGGCCGCCGGAATGTGGCACCGGCGGTCGCTGATCGGCGCTTTGCTCATGGCCCGGCCCAGAGCCCACCTCGATGATTCCGACCAGCGCGCGAACAAACTCAACCATATCGTTTGCCGTGATGGCTGCCCTGTCGGGATCTTGCCCGATGTGCTCGGCGGCCGCGCAACATGACAGGCGGATGTGATCGTAGTGGGATTCCCTTTCATCCTCCGGCAACATCGCCAGTTTCATGGCCCGGCGATAAATCAGCCGCAGTAATTGTTCGAGAGCGGCTCCGACACTCATGCGTTCTACTCCGCATTGGTCTAGCGTTCCGGCGCTCGAGGGCGCATGTCGGAACGTCGATGGGAGGTATTTCCGTCCCAGTGCCAAAGGGTGCATTATAGCCATTAATATATCGTATATTGCTAATATACGATGCCCCGAAGCGTCTTTCGGCCTCCATGATATCGTGACGCCCCAGCCTGACGCCGACGGCGCGTGAGGCGGAGCCTAGCCGGGGCGGCGCGGACCGAGCGACCCATCGAGCGCGTTTGCTTCGGCCAACTTGGTCACCGCTCGCTCGACTTTCTCCGCCGCGGCATCGGTGTGCTTGATATCCCGGATAATTCGCTGCGTCAGAAGCGCGAACCTGGCAGCGCGATATACCTCACCGCCGCGGTTTCGTGGTGAAATGTCGCCATCATCATGGGGAACCGCCAAAAATTATTGGCGGATCAATCTTTGTCAGGCGCTCCCTGGCCTCGATCAGCCGCCGCCGCGCGGTCCTGATCCGGCTGCAAAGCGCGATATTGATTCCGACGCCGCAGTCCTCGTCCAGCATTTCTTCCGCGCGTTCCAGAGCGAGTTCCGCGCGGTTGACGCGCTGTCTGGCCTTGGCCAGTTCCATATTGAAAAGCTCAACCAT